GAGGGCTGGACAGAGGGCGGGTAGAAGTTGTTGGAGGCGGCGAAATAGAGCTGGTATTCGACGCCCTTTTCCAGCGCGATGCTGCCCATGTCCAGCACCACGTCGTTGTAGCCGCGGACAATGTCGATGAACTTGTCCACTAGGGCGGTCGTGGAGCCGTACTTGCGCAGGACGGTGCGCATCGTACCCGGCACATAGCCCTTGACGCGAAATTTGAGTGTATTGAGTGCAAGCCCGTCTTTTTTCACAGTCAGCGGCATGAAAAACTCGAACTTGGCGGGATAAGTGTCCCATGCAGGAATGTCGCCGCTTTCATTTTTTGCAGTAACAACTTGAATGTTTTGCTGTACAATCCTTGCAGAATAAGGTGCGCCAACGATTTCAGCAAGTTCTTTTATGCCGTTTTCAATGCGGTTGTAATCGGTGTAGCTGAGTGCGCCTTTCATGCCAGCGGCCCATTCTTGCTGTTCTTCCTCCGTCCATGTGCCGCTTCTTGCCTTTGCGGTCAGTTCTTTTACCCGATCAACATCAGCTTGCGTTCGGTCTGTAATCCACGTTGCCATATTTCACCTCTTAAAAAATCAGTTTGCCGTCAGCGTCAATAGCGAGAGACTTTGGGACGGTAAATGCAGGGTGAACAACATTGTCATACTTACGGGGGGAATCGTCATTCGTAGCGTAAGAAATCGTCTCTACGTTGGTATTCACTTGTAACGTAGAATCATACACGGCGTATGCATTTACAAGTTTGCTGACCAACAGAGGTCGCCAGTACTTGTTGGCGCTTGAACTTGTGCCAGCAATATCACGAAGCATCTGAAGCGAGTACAGGTAAGGAGTTCTCGTCCAAATGGAACGCCCTCTGCTGGAGCCCTCCATGTCAGAGGCAAGCATCGTTTTCAGGATTCCAGATGCATTTTGCAGGGGAGTACCCTCGTTGTGCTTATAGCTAGGGCTGCTAGTTGTCCAATTCGGAGCATCAGAGCCTTCCGTGTCATACCCGAACTCGTAAGAAGAAAGCAGGAAAACGCTTTTTGCCATCGTAGTCACTTTGCTGCTGCCAGAATTGCAATAAGAGTCAGAAAAACCGGGAGTATAATAGATGGTCGTCTTATCGATAGCTTGCTTCTGGGCGGAGCTGAACGAATTGAAATACTCTCCGTTAAGCCAGCTGTTTACGCTGCTGCTGGCGTAAGTAGACCATGTAGAGCTCCAAGCCATGATGGCTGCGTAGTGTTTTCGAACCAGAAGAGTTCGCCCGGCTCCATTCAGCTCGCTTTCGTAGTCATGCTTTGCAACGATGAACTCAGCCACGCTACTGCCTTCATCCATAAGGACGGTGCTGCCCTCTGCAACATCAAACAGATTGTACGCTGCCGTAGCGAAGGAGCATTCTGCGGAGACGCCGCCTGCCGAGGCTGTGACAACAGCCTTGCCCGGAGAATTCCACTTGACTTGGCAGGTGGACTTTCCTTCTGCATTCGTCAGAACGTGAAGGGAAACGATTCCTTCGGGAGAAGCTGCCCAGTTGATTTTAGGAGAGTCAATAGAAGCAGGGGAGAGGGTAGCAGACAAAATAACGGACTCGCCCCAATCGAGCTGTTCGCTGGTATGGTCAAGAGACATAGCCTGAGCATCTGCCATCATGTACCCCTCTACAGTACCTTTGAAACACCCATTGAAAGTGTACTTTACATTGGTCGCCAGCAAGACAGCATCGTAATTGAACTGATGGTGAATCTTTACCATATCAAGGGCGTCAATAGTAGGGCTTGCCCGATATGTGAGAGAAGCCTTGCGGCGGTTGGAAAGGACTCCATAAGACTCCGTAAGGGCATTCCTGGATTTTGTAAGGATGTCCTTTGTGAGCATAACATTGCTCAGAGTCTGGCTCACGCCTTTACCCGAAGGATTTTCAGGATAAGCGTAGGTGGCATTTCCTACGGTAGTCACTACGTTAAGCATATTCTGGGCAAAGGTGATTTCCGGCCAAGAATAATTGTTCAGTACTGGAATGTCCAACACGGGGTTGGAGGCATCGGAGCCGTAGACTCGGTTGATTTTTATCACGCCATCACGGGTCTGGTACAGAGCCATTCCAGCCGCATTGGCCGCAAGCTGCAAAATATCAGAATTGTGATAAGTAGACTCATCGCTCGTAATGTCGGTGGAGTAATTTTTCAGTTCATCCGAAATATCAAAGGTAATTTCATCCGCTTCCAACAGCTCCAAAGCATCGTAGCACATCTCATAGAGCGTGCCGTATTTTCTTCCGGTGTACTTCGTGCTGGATAGATACAGGAAAGCGTCTCGCGCCTGAAAAGACGCCTCAATGCTGTTGGCGGGGACGCTCCACTCCGACAGGAAGAACATTCCTCCGCTCACCCATTCGGTCTTCCCGTCAACATCCATTCCATAACGAACAGTAACAGGCTGACGTTCATAGATGTACTTATAAATCCCTTGAGGGTTCACAGAGTCCCATGTGCGGTCGCTGTTATCCAAACTAAAGGAAATCGACTCCTGAGAAAGCTGCCCGGAAATAGGGTCTCTTGCAGAAGAATGGCTGTAGGACAAGATTTTGGTCTTGTCAAACACCAGATACCTTCCGATTTTTACTTGCTCGACCCTTACTCTTCGGTCGGGGAGACACCACTTTAGAATTTCAATCTCTACGGCATCAAACCCTGAAAGTTCAACCTCAACATCAGAACGGACCGATTTGTTTCCATTCACGGTCACAGTTTTTAGCTTGCTAGTTCCAAGGTATGCACTGACCGAAAAATCCGTAGCGTACTCCCCGAATACTGTAGACCAGCAAATCGAAACGCCAGGAACGGAGGACTTGTTTTCACTTGGAAGTTCAAGCCGGATAACAGGATGGTTCGAATCGTCAAAAATCTCGGCGCTCAAAAAACCAGTAGTTCCATACGGAGGAGAAGAAGGGACGATGTTACAGCTTCCATCAAGAACAGTGAGATTGGGCTCTCCTGTGGAATACCTCGAAATGGAAGCGTTATCAGAAAGTGCAATATTGTGAAAGGTGGAGAACGGGGCTGCCGATGACGTGACGATGGTAGCTTTTTTATTGATGCCCGGTTCAGTGATTCCGCAGGTAATCTCTACAAAAGATTCTGGAACAAGAGTTTCATTAAATTTTTCTTTCCACTTATCGGAGACTTCAACCATACGTCATACCTCCACAAGAGAAAGTTTGCACCCTGTCCATCCCATCACGCCACCGGTCTTCGGTCCTCTACGCCACATACCGCCGGTGCGGTCCGAAACATACATCTGGCGTGTGGTATAACCAGCTGTGGCTTGGTTATAGAATTTAACAGTGCAGTAAAAATTCGCGGTGAAAAGGCTTAGGATGTCGGCCCATTGCCGGGCGGTAAGGTAGTTCCATGACATGGAGACTTTTGCTACATCAGGCCGCACAACAGCGCCAACAACTTTACCCTGAACATTTCGCCCAGAGTCCACAATCGTGCTAGTCGTTCCATCATAAGAGGAAGGTTCCGGCAGCTCTACGCCATTCACCGTAACCAGTGCAGGAATATTAGCCATCTGAACCGTCCTTTCTTAATAAGAGTAGACCTCAGTACCCATAATGCTCATTCCGCGAGCTTTCTGCGTTTTTTCAACGGAAGCAGTGAGCTGCTTGCCATCAAGGTAAACTTTCACATCCCTGCCATCGGAAATTTCCTCTCCGTAACGCTGCCATATATCGAGGAATGCATTGTAGCAGCCGTTGTACACAGCATCTCTCATCTCTTCGGAGTTTCCTCCGGCCGCAGAATAGGTTCCGCTGTAAGAAGAGCTAGACGTCGAGGAATTATAGCTGGAGCTTCCGACGTACTGAGATGTATCGCTGTAACTGCCGGTAGACCGGCTGCCGCCAAGTTTCGACACGATGCCAGCAATCGCAACTCCAAGGGTTGCGGCGGCGGCAAGGGCCACGATGCCAGCTGGAATGCCAAAAATCGTAGCGCTGAGGGCAGCACCCACAGCAGAAAGCATTCCTGCCACTGCGGTTCCGATGGTGCTTACCAGACTTGCAAACCCGGCAAAAATCGTCGGGAAAGAGCTGAGTAAACCACCAGAGAGCGCCGCACTGATGGCTTTAGCTGCCGTTGCGAGAGGATACTTCACGTTTCCGAAAGCCTGCGTAATGCCGGAAAGCATCGTCTGAGTTTCAGCGGAAACCTTTCCAAAGTTTTGGGTCAGATTGTTCACCAGATTTTTGCCAATGGTAGCGGCTGTATTCAGCAGAGAAGAAGCTTGACTTTTCAGTTCTTTGCTCAGTCTGCCAAGCAAATCGCTTGCAACGGACTTGACACGTTTACGCTGCTCATCGCCCATAGCGCCCCAAATGCCAGCAGCAATGGTAGTGCCGACCGTTTTCCAATCTCCGCTCTGTGCGGCCTGAATGAAAGTTTGCACCGTACCGAAGAAGTTGGTTTTGAGGTTGTTATCGAGTTCGGCCCACTTAGAGTCTAGCCCGGAAATGATGCCGTTGACGTAGCTCGTGCCGCAGTCAATGCCATAGTTCGCCATCTCTTTGCCTTTGACCTTGGTGGCGTCTACGAGTTTATTCATAGCATCGTTGACGTAACCAAGAGAACCAGTGATGCCGTTTGCAAGGCCTTGATCGATGTAACCGCCAAATAGCTCAAAGAGCTTGGAAGGAGAGTGGATTTCAGTGTCGTTCGTAAACTTATCAATAATAGCTTTTGCAAGACCACCGGCAGTTTTCTTTGCATTTTCAATGCCCTTGTTAATACCGTTAATCAAGCCCTGAACGATGTTTTTGCCATAATCCAAAAATTTAGCAGGGAGATTTTTGATTGTATCAACCAAACTGTTCCAGGCCTTGTCCCAGTTTTCTTTGAATCCAGACCACTTCTGGTTCCACCACTCGCCAACACCTACAAACCACTGCTTCAAGCCCGCACTCGCTTGGTCAAGCGCCTGAATTGGATGCTGGACAAACCCGGGCAAGCTTTCCCATGCGGTCTGAAAATTAGCGCTAAACCCTTGCCACTTTTCATTCCACCACTCGCCAACGCCGACAAACCAGTTTTTCAAGCTCTCGCTTGCCTTGTCGAGAGATTCTGTAATTTTGTCCCAGTTTTGATAAATCGCAATTCCGGCATCGGTCAGGCCGCCAACAATCAAACCAATCAGTGTGCCGATGCCTGTGCCAATCGGGCCTCCAAGAGAGCCGATAATTGCACCAATGCCTGCGCCAGCCATTGTCGAGCCAAGCGGAATCAAAATTCCGTTTAACGTGTTTAAGCCATTTTTGACAGCATCGTAAACGCCCGTTACAAACATAGGTATGCCGGTTACTACTCCGCCAACTGCCGCTCCAATAATCGCGCCAGCAGTAGAGCCGCCAGCCGCTTTAATGGCCGTGCCAACAGCAGTATTCCCAAAGCCGGTCACGATAAACTGAGCAATTCCTTTTCCAAGAATGGCTGCGCCTGCAGTTCCAATCAAAGCGCCAAGAACAATTTCAGCGAAATTCTTTCCATTTACGCCATTTTCAATCGCGTCTTTAATGCCTGTAATCTCAAGAACAACGCCCACCGTAAAAACGCCAAGACCCAAAACAATGGATTTCAGTGCGTTCATTTTGGAAATAGCGTCCACAATATCCGTAATAAGATTTGTGAGTTTCCACGCGGCAAGGGCGGTTGCTACAGTCGCTATAAGAGGAAGCATACTTTTGATTTTCTGCTTCATCTCATCAATAGATGTGCCAACATAATTCTTGAACATATCATAGCCGGACAGGTCTACATCGCCCAAGATGTTGCCAGCAGATGCGCCGCTGCCAGAACCGGAACTCCCCTGTGTGGGGTCAATTATGTTCAACTCATCAAAACCCATCGTGTAGTCCTTGAGGGCTTTGGCGGCTTTCTTGGTGGAGTCTGCCGTGTCATCCATTGCGTCACCGATGCCGCCAACGCTGTCAGCGCTCTTGGTGAAATCGGTGAACACAACCTTTACGCCCATCAGCTTTGCCACCCACTCAACGAACTCTCGAATGAGCTGCACGGCGGCAATCAGCGGGGGAAGAATGGATTTCAGGGCAGGGTAGAGCAGAGAGCCAACAGACTTTGCCAACATATCCAGCTGCGCTTTCAGAATCTTGATCTGGTTGGCGGGGCTTTGAATGGTCTGCGCAAGATTGCCCTGCACATTGGCGGTCTGCTTCATAATGGCAATGTAACGCAGAACTGCTTTATCTGCCTGAGACAGGCTGGAAACCTGCTTGTTAAAGCCCAAAGCAAGAAGTTCCTGCTGTAACCGCGCCTGAGACAAATCAACGCCAAGACGGCGAATCGGTTCAATCTCGCCAGAGATAGCAGAGGACATTGCGGTAAAGGTTTCAGCAACATCCTTGTTCCAATAAGAGCCTTCATCATAGGCAAGCTGGGTTAAATTCTTGGAAAGAACGTAAGCCTTGTCACTAGCCAAACCAAACGAAGTACCCAAGCTCTGAATGGTAGCCATGTAAGTCATTGCTTTGGTCGGGTCAACGCCAAGCAATCCCTGCATCTTACTAATGAGCGTATCGGCTTCACCGCTCAAATTGCCCATAGCATTATGAAACAAGTCCGTTGCTTCATAAAAGTCATTGAATTTTGCAACAGCGTTGCCAAGATACTCAGCAATAGCTTTCAGCGAAACCAGCTTTTTCGCAGACAGCATGAAACCATTCAGCTGGGCGGAAAGGCTCATGTAGCTTTTTTTCTGCCGTTCGTTGGCGGCAGTCACACGATTTGCCTGCGTGACCACTTTGCTCAACTGCGGCGGAAGCTTTGCAAAAGCGTTTCCTACCTTGTCAAGCTGAGACGCAAGGGGAGTAAGAGAGGTTGAGATTTTTTCGCAAGCGACAGCAAATGCGTCAAGAGTTTTGGGGTCAAGTTTGTTTGTCAGCTCTGGAATTTTTCCAAACGCATTGAGAGCACTTCCAACGGATTTGAGATTTCCGGCGTCCAAAATAGATAACTGTGAAAGACCATTTGCAACCTCTCTGACATTGTCTTTCATAGCATAGTAATCCGTTCCGTTTAATCCAGAGACCGCCGCAGGAATCTTCTTGATGGCGTTCACGACTGTGTTGATGCTCTTTGCGCTTGCAGTCGTATTGACGTTGGAAAGCCCATTCAAGAAGCTGCTGATTTTGTCCAGCCCGGACATTCCAGCGGATGACTGTTTCAGTGTTGCAATGGAACCAGCCAGCCTGTCAAGGCTGTTCACAACCTTTGTGACGCTGCCTTTTGTGCGCAAATTAGAAATGGCGGCAGCGAGCTTGTCGATATTAAGCTCTGCGCCCTGCGATTCCGCAGAAATTTCTACGGATAAGCTCGTAATATCAACATCAGCCATCACTACCACCATCACTTTCCATCATAGAGAACATCATTCTCTTGATTCGCTCCTGCGCCTCAACTGCGCGTTGGTATTCATACTCGTCTTTCTCCTTTTGGGTAAGGGGAATCGGCCTATCCATGTACTTGATGGGGCTAGACCCTTTCTTTCGGAACATATTGCCAACCGTAGAGGAAAGCGCAGATGCCATGTAAAAGCCATTTCTCCATGCTTCTGCGTTGGCTCTGCGTTCCCGCAGCTCCTCTGCGTCACGGTAGACCTTTGCCAGCCAAACATCACCGTGCCAGAACTGGTCATAGGTCATGCCAATGGAGATGTAATAGGCTTCTACATCGTGAAATAGCTTGGAGAAGGAAAATGGCTTTCCCTCTCCGTCTGTTTCCTGAGATTGTGCAGTTACACAATCTCCCACGTTGCGTTTTTTGCGGTCTTGTCCTCAGTGTCAGTTGCCAGCAGGGACTTGGAAGCGTCCATAAACATTTCAAGCAGAACGCCCATCAGGTCTTCCTTATCCTCGATGTGCTGGAACATCTCGTCTACGACCTTGCGCTTAATGCCCTTGTTCCGTGCAATGAAAGCGCCGTAGAACAGGGCACGGGAGTTGGACAACAGGTTGGTCATCTGGGTATACTGACCAATCTGAAAGCCTGCACGCTCGGTGGCTTCTACGCTGTCGCGGGTAAAAGTCAGCTCGTAAGTATTGTTGCCGTCGGGGGAATGAAAATTGATAACCTTTGCAGCCATAATAAATGCTCTCCTTTATAAATAGGGGCAGAACCAAATCCGATGTTCAGTTCTGCCCATTTTGATTGATTCGATTTTGCGATTTAGCCGCCAGTGACAGTCAGGGTCTCGCTGAACTCGGGTTTCTTGGTGAAGATGCAGTTGATGGTCATTTCCACAACCTCGTCCACGCCAAAGCCGGACAGACCGACCTGGTGCATACCCTGCCAAGTGAAGCCGGAGCCGTCCTGCATCTTCAGCGCATAATACTTCACGGTGTTGCTCTCAGAAGTCTCATCGTAGCCAGTTTCCTTGACCTTCTTATAGTCAGTCTTGTTGTAGTTGGCAGTGAAAGACTTGGTGTCACTCTGGACGATGCCAAAGATGTTGACCTGTATGGGGTCAGACAGAGTGGTTGCGTCCAGAAGGTTCGGCTCGGAGATCAGGTCAGGCACATCCTTGATGTCGCACAGCTTCGTCAGGGCGGTTGCGCTGTCGCCACAATAAAGGGTGGTATTCAGACCGGAGATAGCAGTACTCATAGAATGTTTACCTCCTTATTTTCGGTAAATCATTCCGTCCTCTCCGATTGTTGCCCCATAGCTGCAATCAATCCGATAGACGGAATTGTTGTACAGCCCATTCAACGGGGCAAACGATTTTCGATAGAAATTGAGCGGTTCCAATGCAGAATCCACGATGCTCACAATAGAGCGGGCTTCTGCAATGCGTCCGCTTGTTTTGTTGGAATAGACACGCACACGCAGGGAAACAGCAGCGTACTTGCTGTGGCTGGCAGAATCCTGGTGAACCGGGAGGTTGCTGTTTTCCTCTATCTGCACACATGGAAACTTTTTGACGTTGCTGTCATTGATTTCGCCAGTGACGAAGATACCAGGCACTTGCTTTCGCAGTTCCTTGGCAACAGCTGTAAAGATAGAATTGAAATAATCAATCAACTATTCCAAACCTCCCTCCACGTTGCTTCTACCTGAGAAGCCATTTCTTCAACAGCTCCCCACATAGCCATAGCTGGTTCGTTACCGCTGGTGTAATTCAACTGTCCCTTGCCGGGAACGGTATCCACATAGGTTCCGGCATTACCGGGGTCACCGTAGTAGTACCAACGTCTGCCAGCACCCTTGCCTTGACCATAGGAGCCATGCGCACCAACACCGGGCGGCAGTTCGCCGCCATATCCGTTGTGATGTGCACCGGTACCAAACTCGATAAAGGCGACTGACTTGCCCTCTGCAATGATGGTGCAAATGTTTCCGTTCTGCTCAACACGACAAGAGACATCGTTGCTACCGGCATATTCTGCATTTGCAAAGCGAACTTTCGCTACATCAAGCCCTTTGTCAGCCAATGACTTTGCAAACTCTTGCGCCTTTTTGTTCAGGGTGGTCTCGTACTCCCGTATCTGACGTTCCGCATCGCGAAGTCCGGCATCGCTCAACCTCACTTTAATTTTCACTTGCAGCCACCTCTTTCAGCGCATACAACGTGTCCGTAATATGCTCTGCGACCTTGACCACAGTGTAATTGAAGGGCTTTGAAACGTCCGTCTGAAACCAGACGCGCGTACCTTCATAAAGCGGTGTGTTGCGCTTTTTACTGGACGAACTGGCAACGTAGCTGTAATCCGTGAACGCTCCAAAAGGGTTTGCTTCCGCAGAACCAGTAGGGGGGCTGACATTCAGCATCAGCTTTGCGGGGTCGCTCCACGATTCGTATGCGGATTCGCCAGTCTCGTTTCCCCACTCGTCCACAACAGGCGTTTTCTCGCCAACTGGGTTTGAATACCACAGCGGGCGTTTATCCAGCGGACTACCATTAAACATCAGCCGATAACACCTACTCTCGGAACTACTTCGTTCAGCAGGGATTGCGCCACATCGGAGCTTTCCCACACACGAGTGATACCGTTATTGGTATAACTCGTCTGTCCGTTTGCGCCGATGTGGTTGTACAGTTCCGCTGCAATGCGTATCTGCAACGACTGATACTGCAAGGGTAACTCGTCCGGTTTGTTGCCGAAGGGGTAGCCCTGTGCAAATATCTTGTCTTTGGCGAAATCAAGCAGCAGGTCGAAGAGTGGGTAGTCCTCGTCCGTGATTTCACGGTCAAGTGCTGGGGCAATGTACTGCCCCAGCTTGACTGCCGCTTCGGAATACTGGTCTCCCATGCTGCTTTCCTCCTTTCGCCTTAGTAAGCCTTGATGCAGTACACAGCGTCCATGCGCTCAAAGGACGGCAGGACGATTTCAGAAGCATAGATGTTAGTGTTGACAGGATGCACGGTCAACTCGGTGGTAATGGCAACGCCGGTGTTCACAATGGACACGGATGCGCCGGACTGGCCGGACATCAGATCGGCTTCCTCAGGGGTAGTGCCATACCAAGTCGTACCGAGTTTGCCATCAGGAGCCAGAACAACATAACCGTCAGGAAGATATTTTGCGGTGTCACCACCGCCTTCAGGACGATACTTCTTGTTGTAGGTGAAAATCTCAAGGCCAGTTGCCTGACGAACAACTTCCTTTGCTTCATTCGCGGTGAGAACGGAAGTGGTTCGATTGTTGATGGTAAGGAATCGGTTCTTTACTTCATCAGCAGCAATCATCTTCGCGAGCGTAGCCTTGTTCATAAAGACGCGAGTGACTTCTTCACCAGTTGCATCATTGACAGCATCGGCCGCAGCAATCAGGTCAGAAATAGGCGTAGCAGAAGCGGGAGTGTCCCACTTTGCGGAAGTTGTCAGTGCCTTGTAATTGCTTTTTTTCCACGTTCCATCAGGGTCGTAATTGTAAGTGTAGTTCACACCGTTTGCCTTGATGGTGATGCCGGGAGTGCCATTTGCAGGAGCCAGCAACTGCCAAATCATACGTTCAGGCACGATGCGTGCGCCGGTGACGAGATCGCTTACATCATCATAAATGCGCTTCACAACGTCACGGGCATAGGGGTCGTTGCTGTCGAGAACACGCAAGATTTCCTGACGGTCTTTCTCACCCAGATGGTAGCCCTCACGGAAGAACGGCATCTCGGTCTCATCGAACTTGAAGCCCTCACGGGTGCGGAACGTAGCCTTTGCGTCAAATGCGCTGGGCATCAGAGACACGCCAACACCCTTGTGGCCGCGAATCCACTTCAGGTCAAGACCAGCCTTTTTCTGAGCGGGGAACAGTGCGTCAGATGCAAAGGGCATCGCATTAGTAGGGTCATTCGTCCAATAGGCGGCAATCGCAGCCGGGGCAAAGACTTCCTTAAGATTCAGTGCCATGTTGTTTTACCTCCTATTAAGCGTTCACGCTGATGTTGTCACGGCAGAAGATGCCAGGAACGGCAGTCTTGAGTGCCTTGATTGCGTCAGCGTCAAAGGTGAAGCTGGAACTTGCCGCTGCCTTCTTGGTGTCGATAACACCACGAATCAGCAGGGCGGCGTTGGGGTTCTCTTCCGGGTCAACGTCATACAGTAGGATGCCGTCAGCGTTGATCGTCTTAGAACCAGTCTCGCCAGCAGCAACAGCTTTCTTGCCAGCCAACGTCATGGGATAGCCAGCCTTAACCGCAGCAGTTTCGGTCACGGTAAAGGGAATGGCGGTGTAGTCATTGGAAGCAAGGATGGTATCGTTGATTCCGTTGACCGTGTTTCGGGTAAACTTCATGTTTTCCTCCTTGTTAATGGAAAGCACTCATTGCGTCACTCGATGCCTTAGAAGTATTTACGTTCTGCTGTGCAAGGCTCTTAGCAAACGCCACGCCTTCGCTGTCAGAGCCGCCCTTGCCATCCGCACCCGGAGGCGTGGGCATATCCTTCAGCAAAGAAGCCTTATATGCGGTATCATGGGCGGTCATAAACTCCGACTGGAACTTAAACACCTTGTCCATGTCGCCGTCAGCTAGTGCAGATGCAGCTTTGCCAGCCAGTTCAGCGTCATAACCCTGTGCAACAAACTTCTCGCGGTAAGATGCAAGGGTCTTTTCCTTGACGAGGTTCTCTTTGTCGGCAGTCAGGGCTTCAATCTGCTTCTGCATCTCTGCCAGCTTGTCAGCCTGTTCCTGTGCGGCGTTCTCGTCATCGGTGCGCTTTGCCTTGAGCTGCTTCTTGTACTCGGCTGCTTCACCGTTGGCTTTCGTCACGGCGTTGCGCAGCTTCTCAATCTCCGCGTTAGGGTCTGCAGCCTTTTCAAGCGCAGAAACAATTTCATCGGCGGTCATGCCCTCTTTGTAGGAATCACCAAGTAACGCTTTGTAGTTCATATTGTTAATTTCCTCCTGCGTTTTTTTACCGTTGCTTCCCTGCAACGCTGCGAAATTTGTATCCCGGCTTCCCTGCCGGAATATATCAGCCCGAAAATTCGGGGTGATTCTTTATTCCTTTGGGTAAATTCTTTTGTACGGCTCAATGCCACTATCCAAAATGGATTTTTCTCGCGCCGAATTTCGGTCAGGGTGTGTCCATTTGAATTTCCCACATTTCGTGCAGATATACTCGCACTCCATTTCTCGTGGTTCGTTTCCGTTGATGCCGTGCGTCCAATGCCAACGAGAAAGCGTATAGTCATGTTTGCAAAACAACTGTTTCCAAAAATCACGCATTATCTTTTTCTACATCCGCATTGTTTGGTTGTTTATCAGCCATGTTCCCAGCATTTATGTCGGGAACATCCTGTTTAGGCTGTTCTTGCGGTTTCGGAGCTTTGCCGTCCTTGCCTAGTTTGCCAGCGGCAATCAGGAAGGGCTTGCTCATTTCGTAAGCAGCCTGCGGGTCAGGGAACAGACCGGGCGTTGTGAACGCCAACTGCGGGTCAATGCTCTGACCAAGCATCTGCGCAAAAATCTGAACCTTGCTTTGCTGGTTATCGTACTGACGGCGGGGCAGCTTGATGTTGATGTCACTTGCCATCAGCTTAGAACCAGCCGTATCACGCAAGATTTTCAGCATTACAGACAGGCTCTGACGTTCAGCGTACTTGAACATATTCTCGTACTGCTGTGCTCTTGCTTCGGTGTGATTCCAGCCGTTGCGGACAATAACTGCGCCCACGTTGTCAGACGTTGCATTCTCGCTGCCAGTGGCACTAGGCATGGCAGTCAGGCTGCGGTACACATTCAACATGGAATCAAGCAGGGTCTGGCTCTGCTGCTGGTCAAGTTCGTTTGCAATCTGCGAAACAGAAGCGGGAAGACCAGAAGTGGATTTCAGGCACATTGCGCCCAGTTCTTTGACCTGATCGAGCACATCCTTGTCCACAAGGCAGTTGGTGAACACCATGATGGACTGGATAAACTGCGCCACACCGTCCAGACGGTTGCTTTCTAGGTCGTTGATGGCATCCAGAACAGGAATAGCCGGTTCAAACAGACCCATGCGCTCCGGGTTGAGCTTGTATTCGACCATCGGCAGCATTCCAAGAGAATGGTTTTCCGACTTTGTAACCTTGCCGTTGTCGATTTCAAAGTACTGGTTCGGTGTGTACACGCAAATCAAGTCGTTCAGGTCGTTCTGATAATTGCGTGGGATGTGCAGCACGTTGGCAATAGGTTTGTGCCCGATGCCGGAGTTGTAAATCACATACGCCATGTCGGGGTCGGGAACGTCCACTAGCAGGGGTGTTTCGTCCGGGTAGTTTCCGCCATACCCCTTGTCAGGAAGAACAATGCGGTATCCCTGTCCGCACTCCAACATCCACTGCCAGAGCCGCCGATCAAGCGCGTCCTTGCCCTCATACTGCAAAGCATTAGACAGCCGGGCGATTTCCTCGCCGTCACCTGTTGCCGTTTCAGACCGCACATAAGAGCAGGGAGTGCCGCTCATGTAGCCCGTGTAGAAACCCACACACTCGTTGGCGTGGTTCTCTACAATGCGATTGGTGATTTCAGCGTGGTATTCCTTCGTTCGATGGAGGACGGGTTGACTGCCCAAGTAGTAATTGTGCAGAAAGCGAATCTCATTTTTGTTTAGCAGATGAATAGGCTCTGCCTTGCCCATAACAACTTTCAGCACATTTTCTCGATTGATTTCCGTCTCCGGCGTTTCAATCGGTCTACGACCAGTCAGAGGCTCATTCAAAAAGCCGTCAACAATTATCTGATACTCAGCCATACGTTCCTCCTTTCCGGCAAAATAAAAAGCGCAGCAAGACAAACCTGTTAAGGTTTATCTCACTGCGCCAAAACTGCGCTTCAAAAGCTATTTACTTTTCTGGCGGATGGATAATTTTTACCCATCCTTCCCTTGTGTCTCCTTCGATAACGCCCTTGCATCTGTCACACTTGAAATGGTATCGTCCGTCCACTTCGCCAAGATAGCGGTTGCAACGGACGTTCTTGTAAATTGGGTTCTGGCGGATACAAGGGCAACAGATTCTAACTAGCATGAGTGCTCCTTTCGTTGGATTTCTGGAAACAGGCTGTTGAGCACAGACCTGTCAGAAGCTACTGGGAAACTGTTTGCACTTCCAGCCGTGCTATTCTTCGCCCGAAGAAAACCATTGCAGCCTTTACATTCAGTTGTCGGACAGACGTAAACGGCTCAGCTGCAATTTTGGTGCCGCATAACGGATTTGAACCAATGTATGCTCGGATATGAGCCGAGTGCTCTAACCATACTGAGCTAATGCGGCATAAAAACCCGGCTTGATTCATCGTTGCTCTTTGAAATGGTAAAATGTCAAAAAACCCATTTCATCGAGAGCCGGGAATAACGATTGGAGGTTGTAAAAGGAAAATTTCCATGAAACCAGAAGTGAATCGTTGTGCTGCGTGACGGATTTGAACCGTTGCTTGCCAGAAGAGGGGGAGCATTCTGACATTCCCAGCCAGCAGGGACGCAACATATAAGCCCGGTGAAGGTGAAAGAGTGAGAAAACCTCCACCGGTGAAAGGAGGAATATGCTTGTTGACACGCACGCGAGTAAAATAACAAAACCCCGCGTGCAAGCTATTCCTTTAAGGGAAGCGGCAAAACTTCCTGCGTACATTATAAGCCTTGTCAAGTGGTGAAATCAAATAAATAGACCCAGCGAACACAATATATTGTGTTTTTAATCAAAACGGCCTCTTGACAGGCTCAATTTTACTGATTCCGTTGTAAAGTTCATCGGCAAGCTGCGCCAGACTATCCGGTGCGTCATCGTGCGGAACTTTGCCAAGCTGCGTAAACATCGTTACCTGTTCCATGAACGCCTTGTACTCTTTTGATTGGTGCTTCTCGTCAAGGAAATAGAACCGTTTGATATCTGGCGCATACTGGATGATTCTTGACAGCTTGCTTTGGCCACTTGGCGCACGTTGGCTGCGGACAGAGCAGTGATACCCTTGCTGCCGGAGCATACTGTCTATACTATCGCAGTATTCATCGCCACCATTATTAGCTTCACCTCTGTATGTGTTCAATTTATGTTGAATAATTTTTCCGACCGTTTCAGGCTTGGTAACGGTTTTATCGCCATTATTGAAAACAACATCGGGAATAAACACAGAACCATTATAAACATAGGCGATGGGGCCGGATGTAAAATCGCCGCCGCCCCAAGCAATATCTTCGACCATGAGCTTACGATCGGGCTCACCATCCGGCAGAACGCCGTTAAAGTATCGCAGCTCATCAGCAGGGAAGAGCAGACCTTCACGCACATAAGGCTTACCCATGTACTTCGCCCACCATGTTGCATCGTCAATGCTGGCTTTCATGTCAGCATAGTAGGCATCGTCAAATCCCACGCCGTAGTCATAATTGAAGTTGCTGTGTCCGTTCTCGTCCACCGCAGGAATCACTCGGAATCTGTACTTTGGATTGTCTGCATACTGGCTTTGGATGCGTCCTAGAGGGTCAAGCACGTTCCAACGTGTACCGACCATCAGTTCCAATGCGCCTTGCTTTTTACGGTCTTTTAGCTGGTTCAGATAGGCATCATACTTGTTATTCAGACGCTCAACATTCAGGCTTTCCTCCAAGTCTTCAATCAAGTCATCGCTGTACAGAACGCCGCCCTCGCCGATTTCAACAGCACCAGTCAGCGTACCACCAATGGAACGACAGGTCAGGGTAGGGAAACGCTTTTTGCGGTTCAGGTCAACGCTTTCGTCCTTTGCGCTCTTATCCACAAGCTGAACGTCAGGGAAGATTTTGCCCCAGTTGTAGGTCACAGGGTCAGTGATGATCGACAGCACTTCTCCGTAAAAGCCGTTTGTCAGTTTGTCAGAGTGCCCGCTCATAACCGATGCAACGTCAGGGCGGTTGCCCATAAGCCATGTGATGAAGAAAATGCACAGCGTACTATTATGGGTGGGAATCAGACGCTTACCAGCGCAGTACACGCCACCCTCAACCTGAATGCAGTTGCCCTGCTTCGGCTCGATGTGCTCAAATCCACAGAACGCCACACGGCGAGGTTTGGAGAACTCTTTCAGCTGCTTGCGAGGAACAACGCAGGGAATAGGGCAGGTAGGATTAAAAGAGATGGAATAGACTGTCAGATTGCCTTTAATGCCACTAGATGATACACGAGGTGGATATTCAACTACGCTGCATCTCCATCCAAAGGTAGAAACCAGCGTGACAAAATCATCTCTCATTTGCGGTTCTGTGGTAGAAAAAGCGTACCGATGCTCTTTTGCCCGTAACGTACCGTCTGTATCGAGCAGACCAGCAAGCAATTCCATGCGCTGTGCAATGCTGGCTGTAAAGTATTCTTCTGGGATATGCTTCACGCAGCGGCGGTGACTATGGCACATATCCCCATTTTGAAGTGCTTTCCGCAAACCAGAGAATCCGTAGTACTCAACACCAGTGTCCTTGTGAACCGTATGCCAACTAACCGGGTATCCATCGTTAATGACACGCTCGACAATCGCTCGATCACAAGGAGGTTCGCAAATATCCGGGTTCTGATTGCGACCATCGCCAAGCCATGCACCCAATGTGTAAGGCTCAACAGGCAGTTTCTTATATTCTCCCTCGACAAAATTTTTGAACGGAACCTGATAGCAGAATCTTATACCGTCCTTCGTGTCGGCAACATAATCTTCCATCATCCACTTGGCTTCGATTACATCGAATCCGTTCTTATGCCGGTTAAAGACCGGCCACTCGTGGTTTTCGTGGCAGTCAATGTATGTGCCGTCAGAGAAATGGCAGCGCACATCAAGCTGACACTTAGGCGAAACTGCCAGCACCTTCACAAACTGGCCTTTCGGGCTGATGACTTCATCGCCAACCTGCAAATCGCCGTGATTCTTCCAGCCGTTTCGTGTAAGAATCGGCGTATCATCGCTCAAAGCCTTGCCTACGCGAGCCGGAAGACTGACCCCCAAGAAATCTATCCGCTTATAGAACAAGTCCTCTAGGTCGTCTGCCAGTACTTTCAGCACTCTGCGTCTCGGCTGATAGAACTTTTTCTCCGGCAAACGATTCCATTCAAGGTAGATGCAATAGCTGTCGAACACATCTTTTGCTTCAAACAGGTACGTCCGGCTGATAATATCATAGACCTTCGCCACGTCCTCGCCTGTTTTCATCTTGCCCATCATGGCCGCACAGACAGAGCGCAGTTCACCAGAATATTTGTAGGCATCAAACCGCTTGTCTTGCGGCAGAGCGTCTCTGAGGTTCACGACCGCCTGAAACCAGTCCTCGTAGACCTGTGCTTCTGTCGGATTCTGCTTTGCATACGCTTTGATGCTGTCGATGATGGCAATGCACTGTTTTGGCCGCATAAAAAAATAGGCACCCCCTACCTGAAAATGTAAAGAGTGCCTACAACTGCACAAAAATTAAATATTCGGTTTTATAGTTCTGTTTTCGGAAAATTATTTGCTAAAATTCGTTTTAATGGATGGAAAGTGCGATTTATTTGACCTCTTCCGAAAGCTGGTTTAGCCTACGCTTCAATTCATCTGCGTCATAGTATAAGGCGTCTGCGACAGCGTTAAGAATATCAGGTTTGTTGGTGTAATCGCACAGCGTTTCAATGAGTTTCAAACTCTGTTCTGACAATTTTACTGGTTTCATGTCGTTTTCCTTTCGGTTTTATTCTCCCGCTTTGAAATTGTAAATCGGCTTAATATGTTTTACAATATCAACGGTTGGAGAAATTGCGTTGATAATCTCCTGTGCTGGCTTATATGCCATCGGGCATTCATCCAACGTGGGTTCATCGGCTGACGTAGTATAAATTCCGTTCATCTGCTTTTGGTATTCCTCAACGCTGAATGCTTTTTTAGCCGCTGTTCTGCTATATAGTCTTCCAGTACCATGCGGAGCAGAGAAATTCCAATCAGGATTGCCCTTGCCAACACAGATAAGGCTTCCGTCTCTCATATTAAGAGGAATAATCAGCTTTTCTCCTTTTCTAGCGGATACAGAGCCTTTTCGGATAATATCGTCCGTTTCATCAATATAGTTATGAACAGTTTCAAAGAAAGACGCATGAGTTAGCATAGAATCAATTCCAACCCCGTCTAAAATGGAGTGCATAATTCTTGCCCGATTCATTTTCGCAAATGCCTGACAAATCCGCATATCGTTAAGGTAAGAATCGCGTTCTTTCCCTTCAAGATAGCAAAGCTCATTCGGAATATCGGGGAATTGAACATCCAGCTCTTTGATTTTTTGCGAGATTTCCTGTTCACGACCTTGCTTTTTCAGTTCCTCAATCAGTCGTTCCGTAGCTTCTTTTCTTTTGTTCTTTCCTTTGATATTAGAAATTGCTACGTTTTGATGATATTCTGCAACTTGTTTACCCAGATTCCTGCTTCCAGTATGGATAACAAGGTACTGGTTTTTTTCTTCATCTTCGTCCAGCTCGATAAAATGATTGCCGCCGCCCAAAGTGCCCATGCTACGAAGAATCCAGTCAACATTATGCAGGCTATCTTTACAGTCGAGTTGGTTAAGAAAAACTCCCGACATTTTCTGCGATTCGTGAACATTCATTCCGGCCGGAACTCGTTCTCTGATTACTTTATCCAACTTTTCCGGGTCGATATGTTCAATTCCAAGTTCAGCAACAAGCATTCCGCAGCCAATGTCAACGCCGACAATATTGGGAATGACCTTCTTGCCCAAGTTTGCCGTGAATCCGATGACGCATCCAGAACCAGCATGAACATCTGGCATAATGCGAATTTTGCATCCGTCAACAAAGCTCTGATTGCAGAGCGTCAAAATCTGCTCAGATGCTTTGTCTTCAATATTGTCCGTGAACACTTTTGCAGAAGCATATTTTCCGTTAATCGTTTTCAATGTATTCTCCTTTCTCATTCGGTTTTATTCTAGGTTGCGAACAATGTCACCTGTTCTGTTCAGCAATCCGATACCATGTCTGGCGGGTCACACCAAGCTGTTTTGCAGCATCGGTGACGGTCAGCAGACGTTTTTCCACCTGTTCGTGCAGAACATCAAAGAGGTTGCGGTCATACTCAGTGGGCTTGCGGCCTTCCCTGTAATCAGGGCGTTGGCTGGCAATCTTCTTGCCCTCTTTGGTGCGCTCAACAATCATGTCACGCTCAAACTCTGCAAAGGCAAGCATCACCGTGCGAATCAATTTGCCGGTAGGCGTGTTATTCATCACGCCCATGTTCAGAATGTTCACGGACACGTCTTTTGCAAGCAAACTATCAATAATTTCAATGCCGCCCTTCACGGAACGGGCAATACGGTCAAGCTTTGCCACGATCAGCGTATCTCCCGGCTGGATTTCAGCCATCAGCTTGTCCAATTCAGGTCGATGCAGCTTCGTGCCGGTGTAAACATCCGAAAAGATTTTCTGTGCGCCGTTGGCTTTCAAAAGTTCAGACTGGGCTTCAAGGCTATTGCCGTCAATCGCCTGTCCAGCAGAACTGACACGAGCGTAACCGTAAATCATTCAGAATCACCGTCTCTTTCAAGAACTTTAAGAACAAACTCATCCGACGCAACATCAGCACCAATAGGCTGAATCACGATTTGGTATTTCATTTCTTCCAAAAGCATCGCCATTGTGGAAAGCTTCAAATCATCCGCATTAACACGGTTTGTCACATAAGAAGAAACTTCATATTTCATTTGCCTTGCAAGAGATGCAGAAGTATATCCTCTGATTTTCATAACGGAGCGAAGAATGTCCCCGGAATTGACTTTATTTTTGGTTGCACCGCCCTTTTTCTTCTCTGCCATTTTTACATAACCTCTCTTTCAACCCAATAATAACACATTCTTGTGTTAATGTCAACACCTTCTTATGTTTTTTTACTATAATTAAGCCTATTATTGGACGGTAAACTTTTTTGTTTCTTTACGCATTGTATATTCTTGTTAGAGCCTTACGAATTATCGAAAAATACGCTTCAGAAGACTACCATTAAAGTAAACTAATTCGTTTACAAAAGCACTATCAAATAACGTAAATTTACGTTAGAATGCGTAAAAATCAGAAATATCTGATACAAATTATACAAATTGGGCTGTTGACAACTATATACCAAGCGTCTATAATCTAAGACAGCAGAACACATGATGAATCGACCAACAACGGTAGATTTATCCTTTGTGGCATAAAAAATAGGCCGTCAGCTCCACCGACCAAAGTAGCACTGACGACCTATTCCACCACAAAACAGAAGCTGCGCAACCAAGGGCGCAGTCTCGGTTTCTGTCAATTATTATAGCAGAAGCAGACCACTTCTGCAATAGAAAGGAGCAAAAAACATGAACTTTCCCACGACAACCGAAGAATTTCTGAAAACTCTCGCCAACGGCAAAGAGCCGACCAGCGAGGACAGGGAGTACGCAGAAGCGCTTGGCAAACTGTCCGAACTGAACTACCGGGCAGGGTACAAAGCGGGAGCGGCCAAAAATAAGGGCAAAATCTGATGTCAGCACTAGTGAACACAATATCTAGTGTATTTTTGATTGACATTCAGATATTTTGCAGTTACACTTATTGCAAAGCAAAACGAAAGGGGGTGAATGTGTATGAGTAGTCCTTACGCAGAGCGTTACGGTCACACCGTTACCATCAGCGTGACGGAGCGGCAGTTTGCGAGTTTGCAGGAATACTGCATCAAGAACCGGGTGTCCATCTCTGCTGCGTTCCGTGAAGCGTTCTTTACGCTGCATCCAATGGATTCAACAAACGAAAACGAAAAATGATACGTCCGCTGAAGTTTGGCGACAGAAGCGAACGTATCATGAACCAACAATGGAAACAGAGCCATTGTGCCCTTATTATAGCAAATCGGCTCAGTTTCCGCAAGCTATTTAAGGAGATTCTATGAATCATAGTATCACAACTAAGACCGAAATTCAACTGATCGAGGGCGTTAGCTGCTACGAAGAAAACGGAGTAGCTTACATCCGTCTGGAGGATGCCGCTCGTGGGCTTGGCTTTATGCAGACGCAAAACAAAAACGGAGTAGAGTATACTTCTATTCGCTGGGAACGAATTGAACAGTATTTAGCTGAATTTGGATTCCCCCACAAATGGGGGAAAGAAGATTTCGTCCCCGAAAACATCTTTTACCGCCTGTGTATGAAAGCCAACAATGAGACGGCGCAAAAGTTTCAGGCGCTTGTATGCGATGTGATTCTTCCTGAACTGCGCAAACGTGGTTATGCTACTCTCTATCCGGTCGGGCAGCCGAGCAGCTTGCAAATTTTAAACATGATGGTTCAGGCTGTGAACGAACAGGCTGCACGAAGCGCAGAAACCGAAAAGCGTGTGGATGCCATTGAATCCAGTTTCAACAATATGTGCTCGATCATGACCATCAGCGTCAAAGACGATGCACGAAAGGTCTGTCAACGCACGTTGAATGCCATTGCAACCAAGCGTGGCGGTGGTACGGCATACGCAGACGTATGGAATGAAGTCTACGATGAAATGAAAGAGAACGGCTTCGATGTTCGCCGCCGTTTGGATAACCGCAAGAAGGATGCTGCGTCTAAGGGCATGAGCAAGACTTTTGTGCGGAAAATCAACGCTGTTGACATCATCTTCGACAGCAAAGACAAGAAGATGGAATCTGCGTTCATCAACTCCGTGCGCCGTCTGGCAGCTGCCACAAACGTGAAGTTTGAGGTCAAGGAAGAAAAGCAGTCCGCATAATACATAACAGCCTATAAGAAAAGCCAGCAGTTAGAGAACATCTAGCCGCTGGCTTTTTGTGTTATGCGATTATTCCTCTACGAGGTCTGCGTACTTGACTTCAATTCTGGGCAGTTCATCGGTAGTGCTGGTCAACGCTCTAGTGATTTTTTCAAGCCCGGTGAACTCACCATAGACGGTGATAATATCATCGTCCAGAATCTTCACGGCATCTCCACCACGCTTATCCAGCATATAATACTCGTCATCGGCATAGAAGCCGTATCCGCTATTGTCCGTGTAGGTTCTCCATGCTTTTTCGCTGCCGGAGAAGTTTGCGTCAATAATCTGCGAGACCTTTACCTTGACTACAATCTTAGTCCCTTCATACTTTTCAGGATAGCGGCACAGTTCCTTATAATCCACAGTCTGGCACTCTGCCTTGTAATCGTCCTCGCTGATTTCAGGCACAACAGATGCAACGGAAGAAGCGGTCGATGCACTTGCATTGTTAGACGTAGCGCCCTTGTATCCCTCTTCAAGGCCCTTCTTTCCGCTATCGCTAGAGCCGCCAATAGCAGACAATACAATCAGACCAATGATTACAATAAACCACCAGCGCTTGTAGATGGGCGGTTTGTTCTTGCCGCCGCAGTGAGGGCAGACCTTTGCACTTGCGGCAATCTCTGCGCCACAGTGCTTGCACGTTGTCATTTTACTTTTAGCCATTGTAGATTCCTCCCTTTCAAGGCTTGTAAGGCAAGTATAACACAGAAGCCAGACCCTTTGTAGGGGTCTTTTTGTTTTTGCGGGAAATTTTTGGAACTTGAGATATGGGTGGGGGTGTGTTTTGAGCCTTTTTTATTTTTTCGGTGGTTGAAAGACTGACCGGGCGGGGCTGGGTGGCGGCTGTATACCCCGCCGGTGCACCCCTGCCCCATCCAGCGCACCGGGAAGAACTACACCGGGCAGGCCGTACCAGATGCAAGGGCAGACCATGCAAGAAACGGCGCACCGACACACACGCCCGGACGCTGGACACGCTGCGGCGGGCAGATCGTAACGGTGCGGAACACTGGAGGGCGTGGAATGTGTCCGAAACTGTGCAGATTTGGACACGCTCAAACATAAACGATTCCCAACACAAGAATGTGTGCAAAAACCATTGACACAAACACAAGGATGTGTTACTATATAGACAACACAAGAACGTGTTACACCACCACAAAACAGGAGGACAAAACCATGAAAAAGACCATTGATTACACCGCACTTGCTGATACTATTCGTGCCGAACTCAACGCCCGACACGACCACAGCGCATGGGATAAGGCCGTCACGCTGTACGCACTCGACCTGTTGGACGATGTGCAGGAGGGCGCGGACAATATGGGGCGCTTGCCCTTTGACGGCGCAGAGCTTGAGCGGTGGGCGCTCAACGGTGCAAGCTGCTGGGAGCAGTACAGCAACGGCGGCTGCTCCCTCTGCTATGACGCAGATATTGCCGCACGGGTCTGCACCCCGTCCGAGCTCAAGCGCAAGCACGGCGGGACGTATGAGCCCAACAGCCGGGAAACGTGGCTTGACGTGCAAGCCCGCGCACTATATCAAGCTTGCAACCGTATCCGCAAAATTTGCCGCACCAACGGCCTGTATTATAAGGAGGTGTAACGGCATGATGATTACTCTTGACTTTTCCCAGTGGGCCGCCCTCTGGTATGTGGGCGGCATGGTAAGCGGCGCACTGGTTATGATTGCATTTCTCAATAGCTAAAGGAGGGCTAAAAAATGACGTTGTTTGAAGAAAAAGTGAACGAATACCGCGAAAACAAGCGGCTTTTGGAAGAGCTTGAAGCAATGAATGAAGCAATCAAGGCAGATATTATCTGCATGATGCAGGGTGCGCCAGAAATGGCTCAGGGTACGGCAAAGGCTATCTATAAGGACGTGCAAAGCGTCCGGCTTGATAGCAAGCTTTTGAAGACACTGCACCCGGATGTATACGCAGAGTGCAGCCGCAAAACCACATACAAGCGTTTTAGCGTGGTATAAGGGGGTTATAACATGATCAACGAAAAAAGATTTAACTGTGCACTTGCTGCACTTGATAAAGCCGGACAGCACCAAAAAACGGCAAAAGATAAAGCATATTATGAAGGTATGATAACCATGTTGCGTATAATCGCTTCTAACGGCTGGCAAGATGACGTTTTTGTGCGCCGGAGTGACAGCGGATCACACTATATTTTCGACAAAACAGCCGAAGGGCGTATTTAAGGGGAGGCGCTGCACATGATATTTTCTTGTATCCTGTTTTTCTTCTGGTTTTTCTCGGCGCTGTTTAAGGCGTCGAAGTAATGCTGCCTGGAAACTTTAGTGGGATTGCATCGTAAAGCAGCCCCGCCACAGCCCAAAAGGGCAAAAATATTTTTGCAAGTCCATCTAATGAGGCTTGCAGTGTGGTATAATTTAATCAAATAAGGCCGTGTAACGGCAGGAGGTTTTTTATGTCTCGTATCATCAATGACCCTGATAACATGCTGACCGCAAAAGAGCGTGCAGAGATTGCAAAGTTGGAGCGGGCAAAAGAGGCCAGCGGCTGGCGCGCATACCCGTCTACCTGCTCCGCAATCTTTGCCCGTATCCCTACTGAGTGGATAGACAAATACACCGCTCAACAGCTTGGTGAGATTGCTGCCTTGCTCAAATCCGCATATGACGACGGTGTACAGTATGGCCGCAATCATGCAGAGTAATACACAGTCCCTCACCCGGTCAGCAATGGCCGGGTTTTTTTTTTTTGCATATCTCCTTGACAATCTATGGTATACACATTATTATAATAGTGTCAGTTGCAATAGATGGTTTGCAGTTGGTCGAGCCGCCTATCTGGCCCGGCGCGGATAGAAATATTTAATTGATGTCGGATATGTCCCCCATCAAAAGGCCTCGCTTCGGCGGGGTCTTTCTTTTTTGCCCTTTTGAAATACAGCCACGCACAAGCGTTTGCAGTGCCTTTTGTGTCGTCCATGCAAAATTTACCACCTCAGACGCAAAATCGTTTACAGGGCTTTGCAGGAGCTTTTCCGGCTATTTGCCCCATTTTGCGCCCGTTATCCGGCTGCGCATCCTGCTATGCTGTACATCCTGCAAGGCGCTGGAGGACATACAAGCAAGCGCAGCGCCTCCACCGATACCAGATACCACCGCCACGCCGGACGCAGCACAGGACAGAGCAGCCGCCTATTATAATAATATATACAGGGGTGTATGCCGGTGCGTCCCTGTTATGGATCCATGCCAGGCGGTGCAGCATATTGCAGACCATGCAAGCTCGGCGGGGTCTGCTCCTATCATGTGCGGAGTGCTGGCAAGTGCTGACACACTGTCAGCACTACAGACCCGGCGCACCTACTGAGGGTGTCAGCGTCTCCACCTGCACATGGTCAGCCCGGCGGCGTCTCGATGCTTCTCACGCCCGGCGGTTTGCGGTCTGGCACTGGGTCAACGGTCAGAGCGCACAAGGCCAGCTTGGCACCCTCCACCCGGCGGGCAGTCCAGTAGCAGGGGCGCGGCGGGCGGCGCGGAACCACTGGTAGCTTGCCGCCGCATCTCTTTTTCGGGCTTTCGCCCGATAGCCAATAGAGGTCATCAATAGCCGTAGCGTTCCGGCTGGAATAGTCGTAACAGCTTCTGGAATAGTCGTAGCCAATGGTCGTGGTTTCTCCAATAAAATAGTCGTGGAATAGTCGTAAAGTCGTTAGACGGCCAGCATTTGAAAGTCCTATATATAGTATAGTAACGAGCAGCCCGCTGATAGGCGCAGAGCAATAGTCGCAATGTTTTCTTGCGAATCTTCGTCAAATAGTCGTGTATTTTTTGTGAGAAATAGTCGTTTGCCTTTTAGAAAAAGAGAGGTGCGATAGTCGCTAAGTCATCAGACTGAATAAAAATCACAATTAATTGCATATATTCATCAGTTTATTCATCCGCCTAGCCATAATAAATTCGTATGCCAACCGTACTTATTATAATATACGCTCATATATCCTAGTAACTATCTAGGGATTATTCTGCTAAAATAGTCGTACCATCCGATTCGGTCTGTTCCTGCTCGATTTAATTCCCAGTAATACACTATGGCATCTTGCTTAATTCATAGCATTATACCAGGAATAATCTTTGCAACATTTCTACATATTTTACCTGCTAGAAAATGAAGTCAATTCTCCATGTGAAATAGTCGTAGCTTGTGACGGGTCAGATGCTGCTACCCTTTACAGGCTAGATGCCGTTGCCGTTGGAGGTCACCCGGTCGGCGCGGTGCGCCGGACGATAGAGGATGACGTAACGTAGAGGTCAGATGGACGGTATGCCCATATTCAGCCAATAGAGCCTGACGGCAAATGCTGGTCACGGTCTGACCTGCTGGCTAACGGTATAGCTTTTGAAGATAGAGGGTTGTAGGGAGAAAGAACCAGTTTGCAATTTCGCATAACTGTTATTTATTCACTTTTGAACTATCATGACACACCCGGCTCCGTCAACGCGCGCGCTGGCGCATATAACGCCCGCGGACGCGCTAAACACACGGGGAGGGAAAGGGGGAGCACGGAAGATATTAGGGGGATTATAGGGGGTAATAGGGGTTGTAGGGGAAAGAGGGGGACAAAAGGGGGAAAGAGGAAACAAGGGGGAAAGGGGACAAAAATTTGAAAGCCATTTTCGGAAGTGACACTCGAAGCGTTTTTTGTCTCAACCCGCCCTGCGATTAGACGATCCTTTCTCAAATTCAGACCTTGCCGTTTCGCCCTGACAAACAACAAGAGAAAAAAGCACGGAATAGTCGCAGAGGGTAGTTTTACTACCTGACACCATTCCATGCTTTCTGATACAGTAGTTTTGTAGCCGCGCGGGCTAAGATTAAATATTCTTGGCTTTCTTGGCTTCTCTTGCCTTACGCAGGCTCTCTGCCAATGCTTCACGCTGCTCTTCGCTGATCTCACGAGTGACAGGCGACCGGAACTTCACAAGACGTTTCGGCATCGAATAGGTCTTGGATTCCTTGCATCGCTTGGCAGACAGCTCCGCCATAAACTTGTATGTATCGGGAAATTGCTCACAGAGCTTGTCCAGCTTGCGAATGTAAACCGGGTCTGCCGTGTAGATTTCTGCGGTATCTTCCGCTGCGTTGAAACTGATGATAGTCTCACGTTCGATGTTGTTAAGTGCCATAGTTGTTTTCCTCCTGTATTTTGTGTAGTGAAAAATATTTATTGGGTTCAGACGGTATCAATCCATCCAAGTATACTCTTGGAACCGTTGAATCTGCTTGTTAAACGTAATGGGAAGGTCGCCTATCTCGCCTTCCTTGTTCTTGCTTAGCCGGAACAGGTACTTGTCAGGGTTATCGCCGGACAGAAGAATGATTGCATCTGCGTCCTGTTCAATCTGTCCGCTCTCTCGCAAATCGGAGTTGGTAGGCGTTGCTCCGGGCTTGGATGGGTTTCGATTGAGTTGCGCCAGTGCCACCACAATAATGCCTGTGGTCTGTGCCAGTTCGTGCAGGGCAATGGATATAGCTGTAATGGCGGCATATCTGTCCTTTGCGCCTGTTTCGTGGATAAGTTGAAGATAGTCTACAAAGATGACCTGAGCCTTTTTACGTAGAGCCTGCGCCTTCATCCACGCCACGTTCTTTCCGGCAGCGGAGCGGATATATAAGGGCATCTTCATGTTCTTTGCCTGTCCGTCAATCTCATTCAAGCTGACCGCCTTATTTTTCACCGTGTCAAGAGGGCAGTATATCTGATTGGCCATCAGACGTGCGCCCAGCTTGCGTTTGCTGGTTTCCAAGCTGAAATAGTACACGGTGTAGTTTTGCTTTGCCATGCTTGCTGCTATTTGCAAGGACAGGGCTGTTTTGCCCGCAGACGGTCTGCCGCCGATGATGATAAAATCACCCGGGGAGATGTGCAGCGCTTCATCCAGACGCTCTAGGCCTGTCTTGATGTACACAGGCTTCTCGTCCATGTGAAGCACATAGTCGTTCAGCACATCCTCGTATGTCCACGCATCTTCTTCCTCAGTTTTCAAACTCATTGCTTCGCCCATCTGCTGGTAAATGTCTGATAGATCAGAATAGTCGGTAAGCTCGCTGGTCATTTGGAATGCCAGACCTTGCACACGAGTGAGTGCAGCTTGTTCTCTGATAAGCTGTGTCCAACGCTGCATCTGCTCCCTGTCAATTCGCACACACTCTGATTCACAGGTTTGTACACACGCCAAGAGCGTCTGCGCTACGTCTGGATGCTGCGTGTTTATCTCGACTATATCTATCTTACCCCTAGCCGTCCAATAGCCCTGAACAGCCGCAAAAGCGTCTCTCAGCTCAGGTCTGAATAAGTCAAGTTCAAGGTCTGGTATGATTTCATCCACAACGCCCGGCTTGCAGAGCATCAGCGCACCGATAAATACCGTTTGAACGTCCATTGTCATAGTCTAGGAAACTCCATCTCCGTACTTTGCTCGTACTGGTCATCCTGTTTTAATGCGTAAATGTCCTGCCACCCGGCATAGATGCTCTGGTCGAGAATGGCTTTCCAATCATGCCGATCAAACTTTTCCAGTTTGTTGCAGAGCATCTGTTTTGCCCGGTCTGTCATAGGCTTTTTGATTCTTGTACGCATCTGTGCGAACTCTCGCAGGGATTCCAACAGGGCTTTATCGCCATGAGCAAAGTCGGAGAAGATGTCAGGTTTCTTCTTGACTGCACTCTCCGGCAGGGTCTTGACGTTCATCTGACTGTCAGTTGATACAATGGGTTCATTGTCATCTGATTTTGAACTCATAGATGAGCCGACTTTCATCTCATTTATGACATGAGGATGAGCTGACTTTCGTGTAGACCATCCTTTTGACGCAATATCGCTTCTTTTCCGTTCTTCATCGAGCAGATGCTTAATCAAAATGAAACAAGATTCTGCTTTTTTTGAGTTCAAAGTTGCGTCTTTTTCTTCAAAAACGTATGCACAGATTGCATCGTAGAGTTCCAACTTCTCTTTGCTTTTGAGTGTGGAGATGGCTTCAAAGTAGTATCGTTGGAATGTAAAGCTGTCTCGTTTTTTGTCCATGCTCAATCCTCTTTGTAGCGTTTGTTCCATGCTTCGATAAGGTTAGCTTTAATTCTTTCTTTATCCTTTTCGGAGCAATCAAACCAATACTCCCCACTTTCCATAAAAACACGGCAAGTGCATCTGTTTTCTCCGCGCGCTCTCGAAATAAACATCCACTTCTTTGTATCAGTCCCTGCCTCTTCAATAGCCACTTTCCCACCGCAGAACGGGCATCTCTTGAGTTCTGTCATTTTCTAAATCCCTCTCTCGTTCTCGTGATTCGCTTATGCGCCTTTACAGGCCTTGTGCCTTTTCCGTACACTGGGCGGATATGTTTTGCCTTGATGTACCCGCAAGGCGGTTTCGGCCCGAAATCAAAAAAGGCTCAAGTCCATAATGATGATGCCAAACTTTTTGTTCGTCATACTCAGGCCTCCTTTGGTGGTTCTGGCATATACGCCCAGTGCGTTACTTGCGCGTACTTTTCGCCAAACTCGCTTTTCTCGACATTGTAGTAACCTTCGTAGGTATCAGCCCAGAATCGACCATTCCAAACCGCCTCAAATACTTCTGGTTTGTCTCCAATAAATGGTTGCATAGAAACAAGCACCGCGTCGTAATCGTTAGGCGGAAGCCCTTCTTTTTCAATGGAGTGCCAAATCACTTTGTTTTCACTCATATTGTTCTCCTATACCATCGGGAACGCCATCCAATGCGTTACCGTCACATCTTTCGGCAGTCTCTCGCCTATCTCATCCCAGAACTGACCATCTGCATAACAGCCAAGAAAGTACGCTGTTGGCGATAGCCATTGCAACAATTTTCCATCTTTATCACGCCACGTTGTCTTAGTCGCAAGCAACAAAGGCTGCTTCCGTTCTCGTGGCTGTTCACTTGCTGGATGCCATATCGTGCTATTCACTCAATCGCCCTCCCACACACCATCCGGGCGCATATCTGCACCACAATTAGGACAATAATTTAGGCTATGCCCATCCCTCCCATTCTTACCATAACACCGTGCATTTCGCGTGTTCCACCAACCGCAAATGCTGCAACAATCGTGCGAGTATGCTTTCCACTGCGGATTCTGCTTGTCAATCCATCTTCCTCGTTTTACAGGCTTTACATCAGCTGCCGGAATGCTTTTTATACATTCAATAGCATCATTCCATCCATCCTCATAAACCCTGTCAAAGTCGTATGCTTTGTAGCTTCTATATTCTTCAGGTTTTACAGGAATATTTACCGCCGATTCTCTGTCGATATATTCAGACATTTTATTTTCTCCTTTCAATCTCCTTGCAAACCGCCTTGTAAAACGCATCCCACGTCTCATAGTCGCAGGAATCGCCAAAGCCGAACCCGGTTCTTTTGCGTTCTGCAATGTCACGTTCAAAACAGTCAAGCGTATTGTCTGTTAGTTTCGGCAGAAGCGGTGTGATGTATCCGCAGACAAGGCCAGGCATATATGACCGTCTGCCCAAGCAATAGCGCACAGCGCAGTTGCAAACCGCTCCAAAGTTATCATTAGTGGGGTCTACCATGCCTTTAGGTGCGTCTGACTTCAAATCATCCACGCTGCACTCAAGAGCTTCTGCAAACTTTGCCAGCTTCGATTCTTTTTTCACGCCACGCTTTTGCTTTTCAACGGCACTGATATACGCATTGGACGTTCCAATCATTCTTGCAACGTCCTTCTGTTTGATGCCGAGTTCAAGCCTACGCTTCCTGATTTTCTCTCCCGTTGTCATACTCTTCCAGTTCCTTTCTGATTTTCTGGCGTTCAATCTGCTTTAGTCTCGCCTTTGCCAGCTTGCGGTTGTCAGCCTTTCGGATAGACCAGTTATTGCGGTGGTTTGCCCAGCAAGCGTATCTATGGCTAAACTCGCTTTGGTCGTACCAGCCCTTGCCAATAAGCCCTTTATAGGTCTGCTGACGTTTCATCTCTCTTCTCCTATTCCTTGCACACATCGTCCGGGTCTGTAAAATCAGCCCGGAACTCAGACAGACCGTTGTAACAGACCCACGAGAATCTGTCGTGCCATTTACAGGTGGAGCAGGACTTGTCCACAGTACGGCAGAGAAGCTTTCCTTTACTATCCAGCAGAACACCGTTGCCGAGTATCATCTCATCATTCCCGTTTTCCAGTTCAATCCTGCGCTTTCTGATTTTCTTCCCTGCTGTCATCTTTATACTCCCGCCTTGTACATCGCATACAATGTCGCAAACCCAATCAAATAAACTATGATGTGGATGATTGCATCTGCAAAAACCTTTTTATTTCCATCAGGAATTCCGTTCAGAAATATATCCCATATCAAAATTTTTTCAATGAGATATGCTATCCCACATATAAATATTCCAACCAGAAAAGAAGCTAAAACCACAATCAACGCATTTCCAAGATTACTCATTCTCTTTTTTCTCCCATTCCTTGCGGCCACGTTCATCCCACACGAAGTCTACAACGTGTTCTGACTGGTCGTTCACGCACACGCCCTCCGGCTCTGCGTACCATTTGCAAGAGCCACAGGACGGCTCAGATTTGTTCTTACAGGATTCTGCCGTGCATCGGATAGCCTTGCCAGCAGAAAACTGTTTGATGCCCATGCAAGAGCAATGTTCGGTGGTGCAGTAAACGTCCATTATATCTGCCCTTTCTTTCTCTCTCTGTTGGCATTGAACCGCCCGATCACTCGCTTGTACTCTTCATAGCACTCCGGGCACAGGTCGCCTGTGTCCCTGCGCCACGCCCAATCTTTGAAGTATTCGTCAGGGTTCATCATTCTACTGCCCTGTACCGCTCCGCAGCGGTCGCATACTCGCTTGTGGTAGATTCCTCTGTCAGTCTGCATTAGTTCCTCCTCATGTTAGATTTTGTTTTCAAACTCTGCTCCACAATAAGGGCAATACTTAATGGGCTTTAATTTTGTGTTACCATGTTCCCACCCCGGATAAAGCCAATCTTCCGGGAAATGTTCGTTGCAATTAGAGCAATAGCAAGTCTTATCCATATCATCATCATTTGGATAAATGTTTAAGTGCGCAATCGGTCGCATCGTTTCTTGATTAATTGTGCAAGCAGCTTTTACATGGTTGCAAAAAATTTCAATTACTCGTTCTACTGAAATCGAATTTTCTTTTCTTGTAACGATAGGGGCGGACTTGTAACCTTCAAGAAAACAAGTCAGCTTATCTGCATCAACTAATCTCATTTTTTTCCTCCCCAACATCCTTGAACAGGATTTCTTTGTCGGCTTTCCATCCTCTCCATCCATCAAAAAGATACGCTTCGCAACGATTGAGCCAAAAAGTTGGATGTTTGCCCCAGAAATGGTGATATTGACATTGATGTTCATTCCACCACGGGCAATTTTTTTGAGGGCAAATTATGTCAGCGGAAGAATCAATCTTTTCACCCTCGTCCGTCATGGAGCGGATAAAATCGCCGTCAGTCATGTTCCTCCACCTCTCTGTACTCCACGTCAATCTCCTTCGGCAAAGCTGCCTGGTACTTTTGAGCTAGCTGCTCTGCACTCTGGGCATCACCCAACGGCTGTTCGGGCGGTGCAACGGTGACTTCCACGTTGTCACGCATACCAAAGTAGTTCTTGGCTCGGAAAATCCACTCTGCCGGGTTCTCCTGACCGTACATACCGTTGTATGCCCACATGGATTGCATTTGCAGAATCAGTTTCAGGATGTACTTCTGCTGCAAGCTGTCGTCACGGCGTTTGCCCGCCATAATCTGCTTCAGACTCACCCATTCGATGCCCAGCACCAGCGCAATCCATTCCACCACAGGGGAGATTCTAGCTTCGATGCAAGCGTCAAAGAAGAAATCAAGGCGTTGCTGCACTTCAATGGGGTTGTTCATGTCAACGCTCGGAAGGTCGCCAAAATACTTGGCTGCAATCATTCCAATGACCTTCTTGTCCTCTTCATCGCCGATTCTTGACTGCAAATCCCCTGTGTTCATCATCTTCAGCTTCTCGATAGCCAACGCCTGTTGCTCCTTTACCTTCTTACTGACTTGTGATCGGATGCTCTTGTTCTTGTTGAGGTTCTGCAACCGCTTTTTCTCACGCTCTTTCTCACGCTTTGCAGCGGCTTTTTCTTTCGCCTTTTGCGCCCGCTTCTCACGCTTTTTCTTTTCCGCTTCGGTCAGCGGCGGTCTGCCACGGCCACGCTTCGGGGGTGTTGCCATGTGTCAGACCTCCTTTGGCGGTTCAGGAAGTGGAATCCAATGGGTGACGGCGTATGGAATTTCACTCCCGACTTCTGCCCAATTTTTGTAAAAGTCCATAAAGCCAAAAATCGTATCGCCGTTATCGCAAAATGCAAGAACTGGAGTATGGTGTTTTGGTTGCCTATCCTTGACGCTAATCCATTTGTCAGGAAAACCGTTCTCGCTATAAGAAACCGTTTCAAAATAGTGCGTAGCCATTCCAAGTTCTTGCTCAATATCTCTACGGATACTCTTGTCATCCTCGTCCGTTTCGGTTTCAAGAACAAGGTAAATCCGCTTTTTCATACTCTCACCTCTTCATCTTCGTTTCGATGTTTCTCAGTTCCAGTGCAATCTGCCAGACGGAGCAGCAGTTGTCCAACTGCTGCCACCAAGCGCACTTTTCTTTCTCACAGATGCACCGACCAAGCGGGTTGCTGGCCATCTTCATCGGGCAGTAAAGCTCGTTGTCCATCATTTCCACCCCATCGCAACAGCCGTACAAACGACCAGACACACGTTGACAAACAGCCAGACAAGCATTGCCTGCCGTTCCTCAAACAGCCTGTTCGCCATGCCCTTGATTGTCCGTTCAGACTGAACCACTACCGCCAGCAGGACTAGGCAGACCAGCCAGCGAGTTGCAAACTCAAACATCATCGTTACCACCTGTTCATAATTTCAAATTCTCTCATGTGAAGTTTCCCGCCGCAAAACGGACAAATCATTTCTTCTTGAAACTCTTTCTTTGTCATGTACGCTTCATGCTTCATGGAGGTCACGCATCGATCACAGGCATAGGTCAAAATGAAGTGAACCGGCTTTTCTTCTTGCTTTTCTTTTGGATAAATTTTTTCTTCAAATACATCGTACAGCTTTTGGAAACCAGCTTTTGCGCTCTTTACCCACATATCGTGCCCGGCTTCTGCTTCCTCTTTGCTGTCATATCCTCGAACAACAATCCACTCTCCAGTCCTAAATTGTTCGTGTTTAATCGCCGTTTCGTAATTCCAATCCCTATCGTCAACAGCGCAAGTGTCAATGTGATAGCCATTTACGGTATCTTCCTTCAGTTCTCGTTCATAACGAGGGCGTTGATTCATAAATCCAAAAAACTCACTTGCAAAATCAAACATTGTTATCCTCCATCAAATCGTACCAATGCTCTGACAGCCTTGCAGCGTCCTGCAACCGTGCGATTGCAAACTGTTCCTTGTCCATTGTTACCTCCATCTAACATCCTCTATGATGTTTGGATTTTCGTGCGATTGAAACTCATATAGACTGCATATAGTTTTCTTTCCGCAAATCGGGCAACTAGGAGTTTTTCCGCTATCCGCTAGAGTAGTTGCAATACGTTCATCGCACACATCGACGCTAGTGGTGCAGAAGTCGCAAGCGAACGTGGCTCTTTTAATGCGACAAAACTTCGGACTTCTTGAAGTAATCTCCGAAATGTCCTCTACCGACAACATTGCCATTAGCTCCACATCTCCCTTATCTCCAGCCTTTCTTCTCTGCTTCAGACCAATCAAATTCCGCTTTGCACACAACACAGCACTTTGGTCTGTAATCCATCGGATTTTTCACCATCGGAAATCCGATTCTTGTTTTGCAAATTGGACATCCGAGATACCAATCATTAAAAAATTCATCTCGAATCATTTCAGGTTTAACGCTCATGTCCACATCTCCCTTAACTGTTTCTCGCACTCGCCGGACTTCGCAACAATGTAACTCGCAAACTCGTCCGGGGTCATATCTTCTTTGGCAAACTGCCCGACCATCTCCCAGTACCTGTCACCGTCCCATCGGCTGGTATCGGTTCAGGCAGCGCGGGTTATTGCAAAATCGCTCGCTTCCGATGATGCGCAGCGGCTTCCCGCAGTAGGGGCAGAAGTCCGGAAGCTGCCGTGGCGTGGCAGATTCCATGTCTGCCTTTGACGCACCGGTTTGCATCAGCTTAATCACGCAGTAAACGGAACCCGGCTGCGCTGCCGCAATGCAGCTCTGACGTGCTGGGCATTTTGAGCAATCGTACATCGTTAGTCCCCCATCTTCTTGCCACACACCGGGCAGTCTCCGAATTTATTCATCCGACTGCTCCTTATCGGTGGAAAACTCGAATGTAACTTTTAGCTTCTTGTTTCCAATAACGCCCCACACCTTTTCGAGCTTCGTTTTGTCGGAACGTTCCATTTCAGTAATAAAATGAGACAGAACAGCGGAAACTGCTTCATCGGTCACATTAGACTTGCTTCTCCATAACTGTAATCCATCTTTCCGCTGCTTCATCATCGTTCCGGCATAGATGGTTCCGAATAGCCCACACCCAACATGATATTCAGCCATTTTTATTCTCCTTTCAGCCAGTCGTTGAGTGCAGCCATGCAAGAGGGGCAGAGAAGAACGCTCCGCCCTTCTTCCCCGCAGATTATTGGCCGAACTTCAATTTTCCCATTCATTTTGTTCCATTTATTCCATTCTTCATACGTAAACATTTCGCCGCACCTATCGCATACCATTGTCATTTTCTTTCTCCAATCTATTTAGCAGCCCATCCACGTCATATCGCCAATGGACACGCAGCCTTTTTGCTTTGACCTCTATCCCCTCTTGCTCTGCCCACTGCCAAGGGATGCTCTTGCGGCTCTCGTTGTAACGGAACGCCAGAACCTTGTTGGCAGGGATTGCAAAGGTGCGGTTGACCGCCCGATAGTTGACTATCACATGGGCGGTCTGACCGCTGTACCCCATTGCATCCACCATGTCAGTGATGTGCTTTTCCTTGCGGTATTTGCACTTTGCCTTGTCGTACTTTCCGAACACCTTTTCCAGAGGGATAGAGGGCGTTTCAATGGTTTTCAACTCAAACAGGTGGTTCATCGGGTAACGGTACACAAGGAAGTCGCAGATGTTGTCGATGGAAAAGGACAGGTTCTCGTTGCCGCCGTAGTAGGTTGCAGCACTATCCTTCAGCCGGTAGCACCACGCATCGGGTGGGACGGATGCTTTGAAATCTGCTTCAAACTGCTTGCCGGTATTCATGCGTTGTCCTCTGGCGGTTCGGGAATATACCTCCAGCAACGAATTTCTTTAGTTTGAATGTCTCGTCCACTATAACCTCTCTCCAAAATTGTCCAAGATTTGTAGCCTGAATCATAACAGCCAACTACTGCTTCTTCGTGAAAAATATTTTTCACAACAAACAAAACTCTTTTCAGGCATGGCGGCAATTCTTTTTCAGGGTCAATCCATTCTTTCTGATTATTCATCCTCGTTCACCTCTAAATTCACTTCCGAGAAACCGCTTCTTGCCACGTTCCCGGTGCTTGTCCTCGTAGTTGCGGTGGTACACGCTCTGGCTGTGGTTCAGCTCATGCACGAACGCCTTGCGCTCCTCGAATCCTTTCTTCTCTGCCTTGTACTTCTCGCAAGTGTCGTGGCAAGCTGTGCAGCGTGATGTGCAGTTGAGACAACAGGTAATCATTCTTCGCCAAATCTCCTTTTTGTAACGGCAATGGGAAACTCTTCGATTTCGGAAGCCCATCGTGCCGTACCGTTTCCATAGGTCTTTTGCCAGACAAGTGGGAAGCCGCCTATGCCATCGAACAGACTGCCCAACATGGCATTTGTACTTAAATAGGGCTTCATCTTCTGTGCAATCCAGAACCACTGCGGTAAAGCAATGCTGTTTCCGAGTGCCTTGTAACGTGGACTGTCAGCATACTTATGCTTCTTGCCTTTGCTATCCACCCATTCGCCGATGTCCGTCCATCCATCAGGGAAACCCTGTAACCGTTCGCATTCAACAGGCGTAAAGCGGCGCACAATCCAGCGAATGATTTTCTCTGCAACCAGACACTCGCTGCCATTGCCGATGTTCCCTGCTTTCGCTTTCAAGGTTGAACATTTGTCGCTTTCCTTGTAGTGACTGAAAGACTGTTCGTTGAAAGTCTTGCGTTCGATTGCAATGGCCGTGTAATCTGTGATTCTGTTTTCGTGGTCGCCTGTTATGGTCGGCACGATTTTTCCATCGCCGTTTCCACGAGCATCATAAACAACAGGCTGAAACAATGTCTGGTCTTGGAGTGTTGAAAGCGTTGCGCTTTTTTCAGTTTGTACTAGCGCACCTTTACCACCACCGGCGCATCCACTACGGATTTTCAGGGTGTAGGAATTGCCCCCCTATCACGTCCATAAGAGCTTGCCTGAGAATGTCCGGGAGTGGCTTCCCACGTCTTGATGCTCTCGTCAGGATTCCCTGACAGGCTCGCGCGCTCAAATAGTATTTCTGTGGCACGTTGTCCTCTAAAATCCACGACAAGAGCGATTCTCTTTCGGCGTTGGGGAACTCCCCAATATTGAGCGTCAAGCTGTCGCCAAGCCAGAGACCATCCGTTTCCGACGATTGCTCCGGCTTTGCTCCATCTGCCCCCCCCTACCCGAATGTCGAGGAATTGAAACGTCTGGCTGTTCCACGCGGGCAAGTTCTTCCAACACGGCTCTGAAATCTTCTCCGCTGTTTGAACTGAAAGCTCCTGGCACGTTCTCCCAAATAGCGAAAGTTGGATGCAATCCATTTGTGCTTGACCTCATTTCCTTTATAATCCGAACCGCCTCCATGAACAGCCCGGAACGTTCTCCTGCAAGTCCGGCCCTGCGTCCTGCAATGGACAAGTCCTGGCAAGGACTGCCGAACGTGATGCAATCCACAGGTTCTATCTGGTCGCCGTGAATCTTTGTAATGTCGCCCAAGTGCTTCATCTTTCCAAACGCCCGTCCAGCCAGATAGCGCAGCTCTTATATAAGGTAGGCAGTCAACGCTTTACAGGTCAGAACGGCAGGTCATCCGTGTTGTCCTCAATCACAGAAAAGTCATCGTTCCCGCCCTGCGAGTAGCTAGAACCAGACCCGCCAGCCAGCGTCTTCTTCGGTCTGACCTCATAGTCACCGGAACGAATCTTGTCAACGCTGGTGAAACGGTCAACGACAAGCTTTGTCTTGATGTTCCCATCGTTGCCCATGTACTCTTCCTCACGGAGAACCACGCCGACCAGCTTGCCACGCAGGGTCTTTTCGTCATTGTTGAACTTGTAACCGGGATTGGACTGCTCCACAGCGGTGATAAATCCCTTGAAGAAGGGCAGTGCCTTTTCCTTGTAGCTCTTGATGGTTTTGCCACCCCATGCCCATTCGCCCGGATTCAGCTTGCCACGCTCGATAAGAGAAGCAGTCTGCTCGCGCCAGTATCCCGTGAACTCGCCCTCTACGACTTCCCACTCGATGTTCAGACGCTCCTTTGCAGGTTCGTCCGTTGCCTTGCAGATACCGGCAACATAGCCGCCAACAGGCAAGTCACGGCGTTCGGTGGCTTCCTGTACGTCATTCCAGTTGATGTTCTTCATCTGTTACTCTCCTTTGTTATCCGGCTGAACCGGGATGTTGTAATACTCACGGATGGTCTTGTCTACGACGGCGAGGTCGTTCTCGATCAGCGCATCGCTGAACATCCCCAAAGGGGTTTTCACGGTGTCCATTCCATCGTTGCGAGTGCTGAACAGGTATCGCCCATCCTGTACAACGGTTTTCAGAACGATGGTAAAGTACCCTTCCACGCAGACCTTCTCGTCCAGCAGCTTGCCGATGGTCTTAAACTTCTCGCCGCCATCGCCGTCACGCTCGCTATGCCCGAAGAAGTAGACCACCACATCATCCGGCAGCCCCTTCGCCCGCATCAGCAAGGCATTGAAGTTGGCTGCCATGTCGGTGAACTTCTGGTATCCGGCGACATTTGCGTTCCGCATGAACTCGCCGGTCATAAGGTAGGTGGCATCGTCAATGACGATGGACTTGCGCTTGGTGCTGTGAATTGCGGCATCAATTTTGCCGTAGTCGTTGGTGATATAGGTTTTCATGTTGCTTCGGAACGGTAGCGGCTTGCCAAGAACGTTGATAACCGCCACCTGTTCCGGGTCAAAGTTCCGAAGCGAAGCGGACTTTCCGCTGCCGGAATGACCATAGACCATTACCAATACTGCCATTTTTCTTTCCTTTCTTCGGCTTCATTAGGCTTCATTGCTCTTACTTTGGCTTAACACGGCTGTACAAAAATCAACCAGCCATCAGTTCTGCCAACTGCGCACGGAGGTCTTTCAGCTCTGCTTCCCTTTCCTCAATCTCAGACTGCAAGTCCTCGATCGCTGCCAGCCGGTCAGCTTCTTTCGCTTCCGCCATCTGCTCGTTGGTCATAAAGTACACGCCGTCCTCCGGCTCGGTCACGCCACCGAATCTGTCAAGGTTAATCATCTTTTGGTCTCCCTCTCTTACGCTCCTCTTTGATTTGCAACGCACTGTACCACTGGTCTTTGTCAATTTCGATGGTAGACCACCGATGGTTACAGGCGATACACTTCTTTCTGCGAACAATGCTGTCGTGGTCAGACCGGCTGTCAACCGTTGTAATGCTGTCACTGCCGCACACGGGGCATTTCATCGTGCATCCCTCCACTCGTTTGTGTGGTGAGGAATGCGTTTTACTTTGCGATTTTCCTGTTCAATACGTTCATTTTCAGAACTGACACCAATGGCACATAAGACGAGTGCTACGGCGAGGAAACTACACGAAAGGAAAACATATCCAAACATCGCTACTGTGCTCTGACTTTTCTGGATTGCATCGCCGCATCCTACCGAAAAGATTGCTAACGCGATTCCAAGTGTACAAAGGACATTAGCTTTCAGGCTTTTCACTCTTATTACCTCCAAAACTCAGTATCCACGCCGTAGCCATTGCCATAGATACCATGATGATTCCACGGGCGGCTGATGCTCCTACCAGAATTCCGATGTGATGCACCATCCAGAAGTTCAGCAGAAATACCGCCAAAACCACTGCCAGTGCTATGCCCCACATCAGGGCAACTTCAATCAGCGCTTTCATCTCGTCTCCTTTCGTTTTTTTGCCGTTGCTTTTCGATGAATTGCTTTGCCTTGGCTGTTCTGCTCCTAGCTACTCATTGCCATCGCTTCGCTACGCCTTGCATCGCCTTTGCTTATCAAAACTACACCTTGCATCCATAGCCTTTGCAGATCAAATCAGTGCATCGCCGTTGCCGTTCCACGCCGAGCGTAGCACAGCCCCGCCCTGCCATAGCGGTTAATTGATGATTTCGTAGGTATATCGCCCCTTGCCACTGTTGCGCCACTGGCCGATGCCACGCAGAGCACCGTAGTCCAGCCACTCACGCACGACCTTCTCATGAGAATCGTCCAGAAGAACGATTTCAAACTCGCAGGTCGAACCAGCGGGAATCTGCTCGCTGTTGGCAAGACTGACGCGCTCGCCTTGCGCTGTCTGTGCGCGGAGTGGGCGCTGGCACTCGGTAATCTCGCCGTTCACATAAATTGGAATCATCCGGGGAGACACGAAAATAAGACCGTCAATGACTTTCTTGTATGCGGTGAGCTTGCCGGATTCATTCACGGCTTTCTTCTTTCCGGTTTCGGTCTTGCCGCCGATGCGGGAAAGCATACCGCAAGAATCCTTGAAGAAGCCCTTGATCTGGTAGTCATACAAGATAGGCTCGCCGTTTTCGTTGCGAGGAAACACAGTCATGCCCTTGTCTGCTACTGCATCAGCGCCCAGAGCTGCCACCTCGTCCTCGATGGTGTTTGCGTCCGGGGACTTGCTGGCGATAAACTCGCGTGCAATGTTCTGGTTGCTAGGCCATGTGCCGAGAACCGCTTCGATGAATGTGATTCTGACTTTTATTTTTTTCATTTTTGTTCACTCTTTCTTTCTCAATATGTTCCAGTCTTAAAGGCTCACGCTCTTGCCAGCGATTCTGCCACGGACTGCTTTTGTTGAAGTTGCTTATTGCTTTCTTCATCGTTTGCCATCCTTTGCTTACGTTGGATGCGTTCCAGCCGGTCTTTTTCCCGGCTGTGCCAGCGAATTTCTCGCTGGCCGTAGTATTTACCGTTCATCAGGGGCCTTCACCTTTCCCTGCGCAAGTAAAGTGCTGTAATGGCCGTAGCTCATTCCAAGCATTTTTGCTTTATCGTTCATCTGTTTGATGGTGTACTTCGGCTTAGGCTTTTCTTCCGTCTGGTTCCCTTCCGGTCTGGCTTTACGAGAAGGTGTTTTGATGTAATCCGGGTGTTCTTTCCACCAGTCTGCGATCTGTTTTCGTTTTACAGCGTTCGCGCATTTCTGGTGGTACTTTTGATGTTCGTATACTTTACGCATCGGCTTTTTGCACCATTCGCACGGAACGACGCCATATGGAGCGCGTCGCGCTGCCTGGTTTTCCTTTTTAACCAACATTGCACATTCTTTGCAATACCGTTTGGTTTTGAGAACTTTGCCAAGAAGACAGCCGCACCGCTCACAGTATTTAATTTCCATCCACTTCACTTGCCTTTCTTAAGGCTCTTTCATTGTGTTCAGAAAAACACTGGTCAAGAAACTGGATGAACTTTGCGATTTTCTTTGCATCTTCCGGCGTACAACCATTTTCTACAAAGCGCCTTGTCGCCTGCTCACGCTTGAAATCCGAGTAGGTCTTAGCCGCGGCGTCAATGGCAAACTTGGCTTCTTCCGGGTATTCAAGGTCTACCTTCAAGGTGATAATCTTCTCCATGTTCAGTCCTCCCATCCTCCGAAATCTTGCTGTTCTACAACAGCCCTGGTCTCGATTCTCGGCGTGATGCCAAGCTTCTTGAGTTGCTCATGGATGAGCTTTTCACCCTCGACCGTCCAAACCGTCGTGTTCGGGATATAAGTCTTGCCGTTGGAGCGTTGAATGGCTTTGCCTTTTCGATTCTTGGTGTATCCCTTGCCTTGATAGGGCTTGTACAGCACCCACTGACCATCGCTGTCTTTGTACTGAACTCGCTGGCTGTAAAGCAGCTTGTTCAGCTTTTCAGCAGTCAAACCGTAGTCCTTTGCAATGCTGGTGGCCGTCCGGCAGTTGTCTGCAATGCACACAGCACGAGCAAACTCTGCATCCGGTGTCAGCTCTGCAATCCGTTTGTCCTTTTCTTCCAGTTCTTCGTGTGCTGCGATCAGTGCAGTTGCAAGGAGTTGCGAGCGTGTGAGCTGCGGCTGTTCAGCCAGCTTCTTCTCCATCTCGTTGAACGCTGCAATGTACTTGAGCTTCCACTCAAGAGCCGCCTTGCCGGTAAAGCCCATAGCCAGCAGGGTGAAACCGTCACGGTTCATCAGGTACATGGGGTACTGCTTGCCCCTGTTCTCAAACGTGGTTTCGTAGAACATGGATTTGGTGGCGGAATTTTCCGCCGCCAAAATCTGCCGGATACTCTCCAAAGTGTCCTTGTGTTCCTTTCCGAAGTTCTCGGCAACCTGACGGCTAGACGCTACCGGTTCGCCGCTTTGCATGGATAGCACGATTTCTCTCATTTTTCCTCTCTTTCCTTTACAAGCTCAGCCAGAGCTTCTTTCACCTTAGCTTCCGCATTTTTAGGCTCACGCTTACCGTTCAGGATTTTCCCCAAGTATTCCGGTGCGCATCCCATTTTTGCAGCAAGCTCTCTGATTTCGATATTGTGAACATGAAGCGTTCCTACAACATCGCCTGTCCACTTAGGAAGCAAATTTTTTCTCCTTTCTTGTTCTAATACTTGAACTTTTTGAAAGAATATGATAATATTATGGTGTCAAGCAAAAACATTATCGAACGTTCTTCTATTTGTTCAAAGCCTTTAATTTGTTCTGCCGATTGAACTCGGTATCTTTATTAAAGCACAAGTAGTAGAACTTTTCAAGCGTTTTTGTTCAAGTGGTAGAACTTTGTCATCTTGTACAAGCACTGGAGGTAAGTTTTGTGTTTTTTGACAATTTCGTAAAACTATGCGAAGAAAAGGGAGTAAGGCCGTCTCGTGCTTTAACCGATGCTGGTGTCCCAAAATCCGCTTATAGTTATTGGAGAACAGAAGCAAGTTCCGGAAACGATGCAAAGCCGACCAATCAGAATGCAGTTAAATTGGCGCAGTACTTTGGCGTTACTGTAGACTACCTTCTCACTGGCGACCAAAAAGAGAATCCGCCCCAGCAGCCGCAAAGTGAAGTCGATGCAGCAGTGGAGCGGATTAGAAAAAAGCTTGAATCTATGCCGAAAGAACAGCGTGAAGCGCTGATGAACCTGATCGAGAAGATGTGAGGAAACGGTTCTGACCCGGTAAAATAAAAACCCCTTGTGCCGGGCTGGTGTAGCTCTGCCCAAGGGGTTTTCTATTATTCCAGGTCTAGGGCTTGCTCCGCTGCCGGAATCTTTTCAGGATGTTCCAGCAGCCATGCAATAAATCGGTCAATCTTGGCTCTTTCCTGTTCACTCATTGTGGCATATCCTCCCGATCAGTAAAAATGAATGTTCATTTGATACGATTATACATCTTCTAGTTGTAAAGTCAATGTATTTTTAACAACTTCGTAAAAGTCGAATGTTTTCTTCGCATCCATTACTTTGTATCAGGGAAGCCAAAAATCGCAATGACAATGATTAAGAGCCACATTAAGTTTAAGTTACCCTTTGCTTTGTAACATTCCGTTGAGCATGGAACGAAAGGGGTTATCCGGTAAATCGTCCAGCACATCTGCTTTGACGAGAGCGTTTGTGCTGATGCTGTGCGAAACATTGTTTAGCTGCACAATGGCATCGTCTAAGTCCTTCACGGTTGCTCCACGCCGTTCCATTGACTGGAGGAAGGTTTTTACTTCTTCAAGAATAACAGGGTTTTCGGTTTTATAGAATCCGTTCGTAAAGTCCATCTTCTTCTCCTTTCACAGTTCCACAAGCTTTCCGTCAATGCGTTCGATGTTATCTGCCGGGTCGCGTCCATCGTCTAAGGCGGCTACGGCACGTTCCAGGATGCCTTTTGCTTCGAGGTAAGCATCTTTATCAGCTTCGTACCCAGAAAGGCTCAGGACAAGCTCCAGCGTCCGTCTGCGAGCGTATGGGACAATCAAATCATCTACAGTTCGGTTCATTAGCTTTCCTCCCACGGTTCAGGTGTGTGTGGCTGCCCATCGGTAACGCTGGCGGGCATTCCATCGATGATTGGCATACGTTCATAGTTCCAGATTGCAGTTTCTTTCATTTTGTGTTTCCTTTCTATTTGGAATTTTTTGACAATACAGTTATACCACATCTCGCTGTTTCAATGGAACAGCGACTTTTTTCAATTATTGTTTCACATTTTGAACAATATATCAGTTGAATTTCTTTGCTTTTGTGTCATTTTGTCGAAAGAGGGGTATTTATGGATGATTATAGGATACGAGTGGCAAAAGTGTTAGAGATGGCAAGAGCAGAATCTGGGCTTAGCCAACAGAAGCTTGCGGACAAAATGGGTATAGGCCGAACATCCATCTTTCGTTATGAGCAAGGGACAATGACCCCAGATGCTTCTACTATCATAAAATGGTTTGTGTGCTGCGGTGTTGCGGCCAAGCCGTACATAGACACTTGTTTGCATCCTGGATTATTGGAAAGTCTGGCTGGCGATGCTAGCACCGAGAGAAAGAGGGATGCACTGATAGAGCATATCAAAGAAGCCCATCCGCAAGAAATTGATCTACTGTGCTATCTGATCTATGGCAATCACGGCTCAGATTACCTTGCCGTTCTGTGCGAAATGGTAGCCAACCTTCACACGACTTTGCGTGATCGTGTATCCGTCTGCCGCACCGTCACAGGTCATTATGAAATGGCACAGGCCACCAAAACCGACCCAGATCCAGACGGAACACAGCCCAATATGCAGATTTTGTATCAGGCACAGGACAGTGGGGAAGCTGCGGCCATGAAGCGAAACGATTCTTATACCATCAACGAAGAAAACATTTTGCGCTGATTGTCGAATTATCGCAGTTTTTGAAGAACATTTTGTCCACGTTCATCCACTTTTTGTACACCTATCGGGCAAATTTGCCTTGTCAATCCGTCCCCCATAGGCTGTAAATCGACAACATTCGTGCGGAATAAATAACGAATTACCGTCAATCTATTGCCTGTGATTGGTTGGCTTGTCAATCTGTCCCCCATAGCATTGAATTAAAAGTTTTTCATCCACTTTTTGTACACGTTAGGTAAAGCTAACCGTTAAGCGCTTCAACCTTTTGGATGTTGAACAACTGTTTATTTGGTAGTATTCGCTTTGCGTTTTCCACTTTTTAAGAGAGAAAGAAAAGATTTTGTGGAAAATTTTCTTCTTCTGCTATTAGTAGAAGTTATTTTATAATCCTGTTAATAGTCTTGTTTTATATAATGTAAAGAGGTGTACAAAAAATGGAGATAGGTGTACAGATTGTGGAAATAGGTGTACGAAATGTGGACGGTTAGGTGTACAAGAAGTGGAAACAGGTGTACACTTGCTATTGATTTGTACACCTGTTTGTGATATACTCTTATACGAGAGGAGGCGTGATAAGATTGTCTGATATTAAAGGCGGGAACTTGGTTGAAAAAAGCAGACAGCTTGTTTGGGCAAAGTTCACTGACTATACAGCAGGAGAGCTTCGGCTGCTTGAAGTGTATCTTAGCCGTATCAATCCGAGAGACCCCGAAACTTCAACGGTTCAGTTTACGTTACAAGAATATTGCGAATTTTTAGGGTTAAAAATCAACTCTAGGAATTTGAAAGCACAGGTTAAGCATTTCATCGACAACTCTGTTGAAGTTCCTAGAGGTGACGGTTCAGGCTCGTTTGACCTGTATCCCCTGTTCAGCAGAGCAACTGTAAATTTTGAACCTAGTTTGATGAACATTACTGTGTCGTTGTGCTGTAACCCACTTCTACAACCCGTTTTCTTCGACATTGCAGAGCGTGGATATGTCAAGTATCGCTTGCGCTACACAGCGAATATGAAATCGCAGTATAGCATTTTGCTGTATTCAATTCTCCGAGAGTTCATCGGACGTGGCGTGAGCCAGCCCGAAATTACGTTGGATAGATTAAGGGAACAGCTTGGTGCAAGAGAACCTAGCTATCAAGAGTTCAAGCATCTTAGGCGGCGTGTCATTGATATTGCGGTAGCTGAAATAAACGAAGTATCAGACCTGTGCGTTGAATATGACAAGGTTATGAGAGGTCGCAATGCGGTTGCTGTAAAGTTCAATGTAGCTTTCAAGTCTAATGAGCCAGTCATAGACGTGGAAACTAACGAGGTTGAAAGCGTAGAGCTAAAAGATGTTCCAAAGAGCCAACGACCTGCCAGAAAGCCCCGCAGCGGCGCATACGAGGATGTTGATTGGGCATCTATTGCGCCGGAGATGTCTAAAAGCCAGTGTATCTTGACCGCAAAACTGGTGGCAAAGAGATTGCCGGAGAAGTATCCGAACATCAAGCCCAACAAGAAAAAAGAAGCTGTTGTGAACATCATTGAGAATGCATACAGGATTCTTGTCAGCGAGCGACTTGATAGGATTGAAAAAGACCCCGGCGCTTATATGTATTCAATTTTGAAAGATGCAGACCTTGACGATTATGCTACGTTTGATGATAGCTTCTTGAAATAGTCAGATGTAGCACATTGAGCAGATGATGCAGAAAGGAGCGAGAATGGGTTGGATTAGCGTAAAAGATAAGATGCCAGACAAGTACGTTCAGATTATCATTTATGATAAAGTGATGGGCGTTACTTTCGGTTATTATGGTGACTTCAAAGGCGAAAAATGGTATACAGATGATGTGTTGACGGATGCGTTCTATGGAAACAATAGTGAAACCCAACTGATTGATGATAATGTGTTATATCATGTAACCCATTGGATGCCACTTCCTGACGAACCGAAAGAATAAAGAAAGAGTGATAAAATGGCAAAAATCATAGCTGTCGCCAACCAGAAGGGCGGAACAGGAAAGACTACCACAAGCACCTGTCTGGCTGGTGCGTTGCAGTTGCTTGGAAAGAAGGTGCTGCTGGTGGACTGCGATGCCCAGTGCAACGCAACGGACACATACGGTGCGCAGACAGAGGACGTGTGTACTTTGTTCGATGTAATGACCCGGCAGGGTACAGTAGAGGAAGGAATCCAGCACTGCGAAGCAGGTGACATTCTGCCGTCAGACAACGCATTGAAGGACATTGACGAGCAGCTTGTCCGGGACATTGGAAAGAACTTCCGGCTGCGAGAAGCCCTTGAAAGAGTGTCTGAGCAGTATGATTACATTGTGCTGGACACTCCCCCGCAGCTCGGTCTTGCACTTGTAAACGCTCTGATCGCCGCCAACAGCATCATCGTTCCCATTACAGCAGACCGATATGCGCTTGCCGGACTGAGCCAGCTTTCGCAGACCATTGGTGACGTTCGCAGATACTTCAACCCGACATTGAAGATTGAAGGTCTGCTTCTGAACCAGTACAAGAGCCGTGAGAACCTGTCCAAAGAGGTTGTGGAGCAGCTTCCTGTGATTGCACAGAGCATGGGCACAACCCTGCTGGACGTGAAGATTAGACCGTCTATGGGCGTTCGTAAGGCACAAGCAGAGCGTCACAGTCTGTTTAGCGGCGACACGGCAAAGAGTACCAGCGCAGAGGACTTCAAGGCGTTGGCGAAGATGATTGTTGAGGAGGACACAAAATGAGATTGATTGACGGTGATATCGTTCAGAGTGAAATTGCTAGCTACTGGGCTGGAGCTAAAAGCAAAGAAGAAAAAGATGCATATATGGACGCTCTTGTGTCGGTTATGGATACGGCGGAATTCCAAAAATGGACACCAGCAAACTATGAATGGGATTTACCAAAAGAGAAGAAAGAAGTTTTGTTGGCTGACAAAGATGGAAGCATTTATATTGGCTATTATTGGAAAGGGCTATGGTGGAACAATCGAGGAATTGTAAAATCGTTCAATCCGGGAGAAATTGAATACTGGATGCCAATTCGTGAGCTTCCGAAGAGAGTGGAGGAAATGTAAAATGAAGTCAACCAGCAAAAAATCCTCTGGCTTGCTTGGCGGCTTTGATTTCCAGCCTGTTTTTTCGGAACAGCCATTAAGCCGAAGTGAGCCAAAGGAAGAAGAAGTAAGCCAAGCAAAGCCGAATAATGCCGAACAAGCACCGATTAAGCCCAGTGAAGCCACAGACAGCCAAGCAAAGCCGAATAAAGCAGAATTAAGCAGTATTAAGCCAAAGCAAGCCAAAGACGGCGAAAGACAGCCGAGTGATGCCGTGTTAGGCGAAAGTAAGCCGAAAAAGCTGAAACAGGCAAAAGAAGTGCAGCGTTTGATTGAACAGGGCGATGTACCAGGCGCACTGGCAAAAGCTGGCTTGACAAAGAAAAAAATCCCGATGCCGGAATCGCATCAGGGCGTTGCAAGCGGTGACGGCAAGCGTTCAAAGCGCATTACCATCCTTATGAGCGAGGAAGAGCGCAAGTACATCAACCGTGAAGCCAGACGGCACGGAATGACCATCGGGCAGTTTGTGTACGCTCTGGCTGCTGCGGCGGCAGATGGAAAGATTGAGTTGGAGGATTTTTTGGAGGATTGACATGACGAAACAAGAGCGAGTAGCAAGAATTGCAAAATACTACACAACCTTCCACCTTTTTGAAGATTGGTATCTTATTCGGTGTTATCCTAGACACTGCCATAGCTGGAAACGTTTTATTCCGCTTTATACGCTAACACACATTAAAGAAGAATAATCTATGTGAAAGGAGAAAAATGCGCACATACAAGCCACACAAGCACAGAAGCAAAGAGGAACAAGCCAAAATAAACGCAGAGGTAGCAAAACGTAAAGCAAAACTGGCTGAAAAATACAATACTGACACTCAATATTACAAGGGCATTCCTGTTGAGCTGATTGTAAGAGAGGACTACGGATGCTACAAAGCAAAGCGTTTCAAAATCAACGGTAGTAATCAAAACGTGTGGATTCCAAACTGCTATCTTGAAGATGACGGAACAATCAAGGCGAACATGAACATTGATTTTGTATTCCGTAAGTCTGTAAACCAGTTAAACAAAGCTGGAATCACGCAAGCGATTATTGGTATAAAACGTAAAATGCAGGAAGTGGATGTGCCAAATCTCAAAAGCACCATGCAAAAAATCGGAGATACAGGAACTTGCTAAAGCAAAAACCCTGTGTAGTCACAATGACAGCACATAGGAGAAAGGAAGAATATGATGGGAGTAGAACACTCTAGCGAAACAGATTCATTGGCGTATGAAGAATGGGCTAAAGGACGGCGGGATTATACAAATGTCAATTATGTTGAAACGGGATGTATAATTTGGCACTCTATCAAGAAAGAAGGGCTTCCACCAGAACAAACTGACGAGAAATATATTATTTCTGTTGAGGATGGGCATACGGGAAAAAGTTATGTAAATGCCGCATATTTTATTAGGAAAGGATGGTTCGACAGCACGTATACGGAAGAAGAGGAAATAATACCAGAACGTGACATTGTAACGCACTGGGCAAATTTGCCAAAACCGGCACAACTCCCCAAAAAACCAAGATTCCCATTGAACAATCAAACGCCAGAAGAAAAAGAAGCTGAAGCAAAAGAAAAAGCAAAGCGACTGCAAGAAAAAATAATGAAAGCGTTTGGTTATAACGTATAGAAAAATCCCCTGTGTAGCTTTTAACGGCTACACAGGGGTTCTTCTTCACTTGTCAGCAATGCAATTCCAGTAGAGATATGCCTTGCCGTCCACAGCGTCCGTGTCATCAAGGAACGCCTTTGCCATGTCAGCGTAGAAGCCCGGAGTATCAACAGACTGGCGCTTTGCGACTTGACAATAATCCGAGTACATCATGTTCATGACTGCCCAGAAATCATTCGGGTCACAAGTGATATTCCGCTGTTTCGCAACGTCCTGTGTCTGTTCCAGCGTCCAGTGACAGCCCTTCGTACCGTCAGCGTTCACCATGCTGTCGCACCATTCCTCTGCTTCATCGTGGGTGAGGTGCTGGCGTGGCATCTTGATAGAGCGGCTGTCTGCGCCGCCACGTTCGTACTGTCCAGACCGTTTGTCCCAGTCTCCGTTCTGCGAGAAGCCAATCTGCGGCATCTTGCGCCCATACTCTACGTCAGGGTAGCGGGGGATGGGGTAGGGGTCAATGTAGCGGTTCTCCTCCTGCGGATAATAGGGATAGCGGTCGTTGCCATCTTCCAGCTTGCGCAGACGGCGTTCCAGCTCACGTTCCCTGCGGTCACGCTCTTCCTCAAGGCGGTCACGTTCCGGCTCACGGTCTTTTTCGTGGTCGCGGAGCATCATCATGCGGCGAAAATTAGTCTTGCCCATAATCTATACCTCCTCAAGAAATGGACGCAGGCGCGCCAGCGTGTGAGCGGCAGAAGCAGCCAAGATACTTGAACGTGCCGGTGCCGGTTGCAGACGTTGCCACACGGGTAGCGTAGCGAGTGCGAGTGTGGATGCTCTCAGCGGTTGCCTGAGCGCAGTTGCAGTCGGTCAGAGGGTATGCGGTCGTGCCTGCGCCTATGGTAATGACCACAGGTGCGTTGATGGTAGTCGTGTCCGGCAAGCTCTGAGCAACGACAATGCAATATTTTTCGCCTGCTGCGTAAGACCCGGCAGGGATGTTGATGGTCAGAGTATCGTCGGCAAACGTGACTGCCTGACTGATGACCAAGTGCGGGCAGAGTTTGCAACTTGTTTTGCAAGCCATAGTATTTTCCTCCTAAAAAATCAGGGGCAGAGGTGTCTTGCCCCTGCCCCGATGGTTCACCCGGTGTTATCGGGGAGTGTGTAGGTTAGCAGCAGCCGCAGCAGTTCACGCCCACGTTGGGGTTTGCCACCTGATAAGCGGGAATCGGACGAGGATTGACCCGGTTCAGGATGGTATCGGTCTGCTGGGACATCACAGTGGTCAGAAGCGCATTCTGACGATCCTGAGAAGCAGCGAACTTCAGGTTCTGGTTCTCAGCGGTCAGAGTGGCAATCTTATCCTGCGTGAAGTAGTCCATCATGCTGCGGAAATTGGCGTTGCAGTTGTCCACGATGGCACGGGCGTTGTCTGCGATAGCCTGACGGGTAGCGCAGTCCTGCTGTGCAATGGTGTACTTCAGGTCGCCGATAAGCTGCTTGTTCTCGCAGCAGCAAGATGCAAGCTGCGTGGCAAGAGCGGTCTGACCTGCCTGCCGTGCGTTGCCCTCCTGCATGATGGCAAGGCTGATGGCATTGTCGCCGTTGGACACGCTGCGCTCCAGACCGTTCACGAGTTGTGCGTTCTGGTAGCCAAGCTGACAAATGGCACTGTTCACGCCCGCAAAGCCGTTCGCAATGTTGGCGTTGATGCCATTGATCTGCGCCAGCTGGTCATAGCCCAGAGAGCAGATGCCGCTCTGAATGCCAGCCAGAGAACGGGAAGTGTCCTGCTGGTAGAAGCCCTCCGACAAAGCCGCGCGAGTATCTGCACCGCCCTGACCAGTTGCACCGGTGTCCACCAGATAGGGGATGTAACTGTTCATGCCGTTGTCGCCGCCGTTCCGACCATAGCCGTTCGTACCCCAGCCGAAGATGATGGCGAGGATGATAACAGCCCACAGACCTTCGTTGCCGAAGAATCCGCCGTTGTTATTGCCGCCGTCCTGCCCAGCCAGATAGCCAGTTGCAAAATCGTCCATAAAAAACTCCTTTCAGTTTTGCGTTATGCTATCCCACCGCCGTATGCGATGGGCGAAGCCAAACAAAAGCGGTTTTTGTCAAGTCCGCAAAACTGAGAAGCGTTTCGCTTAGAGGGATGCGTTATCGGGGCAACGTCAGATTCAGGACGCTTGCCAGCTGGTTCAGGTCGATGCCCCGCTCTTTGGCGAGGTTCTGGGCCATCGTCCTGAGCTGTGCTTCGTTTTTACCCTGAATCAGGTTCAAGCCCTGCATGATGGGGGCATTCTGCCCGCTCAACTGCTGGATAAGCCCCATCGGGTTCTGTCCGGCACGAGCAAGGTTTGCGAGCTGCATGATGGGGCTGTGCGTAATCATATCAAACGGAGAAGACATTGTTTATTCTCCTTTCTTCGCTGTGGTGGCGGGCTTAGAAAAGCTCTTCTGCCACTTTTCCAGTTCATCCAGCCGATGGACAAGGGTGTCGTACTGCTCAATAGGTACATACTGCTGTGTCGGTGCAGTGGTCTGCTGTGCCTGTTGTGCCTGCATCTGCCGCCATGCTTCCGGGCTGTAGAACTCTAACACGTCAGATTCACAAGTGTTTGGATTCAGACGTTTGCAGTAGATGACCCCACTACGCAAATCCGGACAATACGTCCATCTTCCGTACAGGTCAGACGGTATTGCCAAAAATTCCTCTCTGCTGGAAACAGGTCTGCCAAGCAGCCAACCGCCATCCTGCGCCGACTGCTGAACAGGCTGCTGCCCATTCATCGGCTGCGGACGCTGCGGTTGTGCCTGCTGCATCTGCGTGTTGGGCAGGGGAGCGGCAAGCCCGACCGTACCCATGCCGCCGTAAGGATTGACGGGCTGTTGTGAAACGTAAGGCGCTCCGGGTGTCGGGTAATAGCTCATAAAACATCCCTCCTTGTGCTCCTAGTGTATCGCATCAGCAAAAAGCGAAAGACAACGAACGTCAAACGAAGGACAAATATAAACTGATACAACTGCTACAAAACGAACAAAAAAATAAGGCAAAGTCTGGCAACTATGCCTGTATCACTTGTAGCAGTTTTGCGGTATAATCAGTATAGTAAAAGAAAACGGAGGTAACGAATATGGAAAACACCACTATCAAAAATCTCGGAAAGCTCTACCGCTTGCTGGATGAAGCCTGCAACTCCGACCGCGTGAATCAGGCAGACCTTGACAACGCAACGAGATTCCCTGTGCGTGGCGTGATGATGAAAATTACGCTGGCACATAAGCTCCACAAGATGACCCCGGAGCTTGACAACGCCTGCGCTTACGTCCTGAAGGATGTAGACCTTGAGGACGTGGATAACAGCTTTGCGCTCAAAGCATTGCCGTTGCAGCAGCAGGGCATGTTCCAAATCGGGTATATGTCGCCCGATTACAAGACACTCGGGGTGTCTTCCGTAAAAATCAAGGCCGCTCGGGAAAACGCTGGGCTGACCATTCGTGCGTTGTCGGAGAAGACCGGGTTGTCTACCGCGACCATCCAACACGCAGAAGCCAGGAAACCTATCCGGATGACCACGCTCAAGAAAATTGCTGCGGCCTGCAACGTATCAGTAGAAGAGTTGCAAGGGTAAAAGAAAAGCGCCCACACGGAAAAATCCGCATGAGCGCTTAACTGTAAGGATGCACACATTGGAGTGCAATGCTAAGATATCACATCATCCAATATATGGCAATGCTTTCGACAAAACTAGTGTGAATAAAACAAAAAGACCCGCCATGATACGCATCGTTGAGAGGCTTGACGGGTTCGGATATCCACCTTGTTGTGCTTCTTCGAGAGGCCGGGTGGATTTGTCGGTATTATTTTACAACGTATCCAACATTTTTTCAATGCTTTTCAGCCGGTAGCCTATCGCCGTCCGGCTGTAATGTGTTTGTGCCGCAATGTCCGGCAGCGGGAGCCGCTCAACGTACCGCAGTAAGGCTATCTTACGGTCTACCCTCCCAAGCGGTGCGTTTTTGATGGCGGCGGTCATCCGCTGTCGGTCAAGTCCTCGCAGCGCAGCGGGCAGCACTACGCGAGCCGCCGCCACAGGCAGCACCGAGCCAGAAGGGCTGCGGGAGCTGTCCGGCGTTGCGCACCATATTGCCAATGACGGCAAAACGGCGACAAAACGTCACCAGTTTGATGGCATTGCCGAGGTGGTATGTTTTCGTGAAGTCAAGAAAACATCCGCGTGCGTATGTAGTGCTTGCCATAATATCCTCCTTACTGCTTTTTTGAAATTTTAACCCAGCGGGTTTTCATTTGGCGCGGGTATTGCTCCGGGTTTTTAGGCTTTCTTTTTCCTGTCCACTCAACACCGCCTGCTTTGCCTTCGCATTTATACCCGGCCGCCTTTAGCGAGCTGCCTGTCTCGGTGTCCAAAATGTACGTTACGACCTTTTTGTAACCCATTGCTCTTGCGGCGCGATATGCTGCGCCATATAGCATACTGCATACATCTGGCGTGCCATCTGTGCAAAGACGTGTGATCTCCAGTGTATAGCCATCGTCTAAAAATCTTGACACCGGTCTGCCGCAAATTGCGACACCGACAAGCATACCGTCCTTCGTGGCGCCGATAGAGAACTTGTGCCCAACAACGACTCCGTGATGTCTGTGATGCTCTTTGACGTACTCGTTTGCAGCCTTTAAAGTGACAGGGCATAACTCCAGCATTTTTGTTACACTTCCTTTCTTAAAACCGCCTTTGCCCGGTCAAAGAAAAACTGGATGACAGCGCCGATAGTTTCATCAGTGATGGCCCAGCTGATGAGCCTGCCGTATTTGCTGGTACTCAGGGCGGCCCGGAGCATCTTGACGACCCAGGCCTTACGCTCTGCGCCGCGCTTTGTCCCCTGAATCTCCTGCTCGGCCCTCTCGATGAGGTCCAGCACCAGCGGCTTTACCGCTGCGCCATAGCCCAGCCGGACGCAGCCGAGGGCGTAAAAGATAAAGCCGCCCAGCATCAGCACTGCCGCCACCGGGGCAGGGATAAGGTCAAAAAGCTTAGTTGCCAGTGCTACCATGATTGGTCACTCCTTTTAACAGATAGTTGTCGATGTCGGTGCGGCTCTTCTGCATTCCCTCGCGGTTGTTGCCGGAGAGCTGGGCGTCCAGCAGATTGCGCACCCCGTCGAGGGTCAGACGGCTCACCTCGTCGATTTCGTCGAAGCGGCGCAGATCGCGGGCAAGGGCTTGTGTGTGTTGGAGCTGGCCCTGCTCCAAGGCGCCGATGCGCTTGTCCAGCTCATCCAGACGCTTGTTCTGCGCGTTGTCCGGCTCCTGTGCCTTTTTGATGTACTTGTGGATGATTTCCAGCACCTTGTCGATGGTGATGGCTGCAGCACACAGGCTGCCCAGGATGCCCAGCACCCACAGCAAAGCTTCTTTTTCGGTCATTTGCCCTCCCGGAGACGGGTCAGGCCCTTCTTGCGGATAATTTTCGGGTAGTTGACGGTCGTGACGTCGAGGTCCACCGGCCCGTTGATGCCCGGCACGCTGCCCTTGCTGGTGTGTTGGTGGGCGTTGTACTTGAACCGCACCTTCGGGGTCTTGCCTGTGTAGTCAGCCAGCCATACATCCCACCGCCCTGACAGCCTTGCCATATCCAAATGGGCGTTGGCGTAGCTCGTGTAGGTGTAGAGCTGGGCGAAGAAGCCCATCTTCTCGATCTGCTCCAGATGGTAGGCTGCCAGATTGGATAAGTCCCCATAGGGCATCCCGACAAGATTCAGCGATTCCAGATCCACCGCCACCGGCAGGGTCAGCTCCTTGCCACGCACCGCCTGCCGCAGCAGGGCAAGCTCTGCGTCGGCCATGGCCTCGCTGGTGGCATTGGTGTAGTAGTAGACGCCCACGTCCAGCCCGGCAGCTTTGGCGTTGCGGTAGTTGGACTCAAAGGTGGGGTCGATGTACAGGCCGTCTGCCCGCTTGGAGAGCTTGCGGTTGGTGCTCACCGCCCTGAGCATTGCTCCCTTGTAGCCCGCCGCAGCCACCTGCGCCCAGTCGATAAGGCCCTGATACCGGCTCACATCCACAAAGCGATACGGCGGGTCGCCCTGCCAGCCGGCCACAGCCTCTGCCCCAGGGGGTTCGTGAGGTTCCGGTGCGGGCTTTACCTCTTCGGCATCCTGCTTGTCCCCCGGGCCAAAGATGGCCCGCACCAGCTTTTCCAGCAGTTCCAGCAACTTACCCATCGTAGTCCTCCCTCGTGATCTCTTTGTACTGCTCTGCGGTGATCTCGCCGTCGGCCACCCGCTTGGCCAGCTCCGCTTTGACTCCGGCATGGCGGCGTGCGGGCATCTCTGCCCATGTCTTGGTACCGGCGATGAGCCGATTCGCCCAGATTTTGTCCATTTTGATGTCCTCCTTACTTGTTGACGGCGGCGTCCAGCTCGCACAGCGAGTCCTCGATAGCTGCCTGCCGCTCCTCTGATGTCGTATCCTGCTCACACAGGGCGTCCTCGATCTCCGCTACGAGGCCGGGCAGCTCCCTGAGCTTCTGCTCCTCTTCCAGCTTCCTGTGGAGCTCTTTCAGGCTCTTTTCCGTTTTGTGCAGACTCATCCGATGACACCTCCGATCATGGTGATATTGCCGCCGGTGCCGGAAGCTCCCCGGGTGATCGTCACCTTGTAATTAAAGGCCGCTCCCTTGGCGGCGGTCTTGTTGGCAAAGACATGGTGTACAAAGGCCCGGCTCTCGCCGCGCTGGATGTCGGTGCAGTTCTCCCACACCGGGGCATCGTCCCGTGCGTTATTGGTCAGTTCCACGCTGAGGCTCATATCTGCCGGGAAACTGCCCTCGAGCGTCAGCGCCGCCACGGTGATGGTGTCGTCCGCCGTCAGGGGCTGGGCCAGCGAGAGGACGGCACTTGTCACATTTTTGGTAAAGGTAGCGGTCCACTCTGTCGTGGTCTTTCCGTCGCCCACTTCCAGCACCAATGTGTTCTCCCCGTTAAGGATCTGCTGGAACAGGGCTTTCTCGCTCAGGCACTGTACCGTGAGTTCGGTGCCGGTAGCCACGTTCTCGCGGACGGCCAGCGCCACGCCGTTCACCTTTTCGGTGATGGTCATGGGGTCTCCGTTGCCGTCGGTCACGGTGTAGGCCAGAGTAAACGGCTCGTTCTTCTCGCCCAGCGCCACGCCGCTCTCGCCTGCATCGGAAGTCACTTCCGGCGGCTGGTTTTCCGTGGCGAAGCCGTCCTTGTCGATGTACAGCGTCTCCGGCAGGGTGAAACAGGGAAGGTAGCCGTAAGAACTGCCGGGAGTTCCTTCGGCAGTCGAAAGACTGGAGCCACTTGCACCGGATATGTATTGGCTGTTGGCATAGTAGTATTTCGGAAAGTCTGTCGAGTTAGTACCCGTAAGGACCCTAGATGGACTTCTCGTCCAAATACCGCTTCCGTAGCGGGTTTGAATGCTGGCGATCCTGCTGATTGCGGCTGAGGAAAGCGCAGAGCCATCGGCGAAGGCCCTTAGCGCGACTTCTGCTGTCGAAAGGGGAAAAAAGCTTGATTCGTATGTTTCACTATCAATTTCTGCGTTGCCAGTCGGATTGCCGCTCTGCGTATAAGTCATATGAACATATTGACCGATATATTTTGTCATACCAATCAATTTTCGTACTTCGCCGGAAAACTTATTCACATAGGTATTTTTGTACCAGGCGTCTTCATTATTGCTATCGACTCTGTAATCCTTTTTTGCGGACGTAGTATGTGTTCCACTCCCCGCCGGACTCTCTCTACAAAACAGTGTCCGTCCCTTGCCGTTCAGCCTCGACTCGTAGTTGTGGGACAGCGCGTAAAACTTGACTTTTGTGCTGCCTTCCATCAGGTATACAAAGCCATCGCCAATGGCTAAGTTTTTGATCTGCATTAAAATCCTCCTTCCTTTTAAAACTCCACCCGGCTCGCCGCCTTGTTCCACACACCCGTCAGCTCTACGCCGTCAAGCGTGTCAAAGGCCGAAACAAAGCTGATGCCGCTCACGTCCATGCCCTGCACCAACTCCAACAGCTTGATGCGCACGCCGGTGGCCGCAGCGTCCGCAGCCGCGCCGGAGATGGTGAGGGTCTTGTCGGTCTCGATTTTGATAGCGTTGATGCGGTCGCCCACGGCTTTGGCGTCTGCGGGAGCGCCCTTGACGGTCAGGGTGGGGTCGGTGCTTACGATAGCCGCTGCATTGTCCGAATACTGCTTCGCCGCAGCTTCACTCTTCGCCGCAGCGTCTTTACTTTTTTCCGAAGAGTTTGCGGCTAATTCAGCAGCGTCTTTTGCGGTTGACGCAACGGTTGCGGCGGCTTCCGCCTTTTCCCTTGCAATGTCAGCCCCTGCAACATCGCTCAGAGTGTTGAGGGTGTCGGCGTTCATTGGAGTACCCTCGACAACAGGTTCATCATTACGAATCAAAGTGATGATTTCTGATGCGCCATCAGATTTCATCATAGTCCAACGCCCGGGATATTTTGCCTTTCGGTCAACAAAATGCATAATAGGGTTCACCTCCGCATATTGTATCTGAACAATAAAGTAAATGGTCTTTTGCCATCGCTTCAATGTCAGACAAAACTTTTTCTACTTGATTGATAACCGCAAAATGATAACTAAGCGCCTCGGGAGTTTCCGGGGTAGAACTATTGCCACTGCATTTGGAACGAATGGCTTTCACGTTATCAATCCACCGAGTGGCATCCGCAATGGTCAGGTAATCATTGATTGTCCAACCAGCTTCCACAGGCACAGTTAAACCTACCGTTCCTGAAAAAATAAGCTTTCTGTCATCGCCGTAATAGGCGCTTCCATTTGTAATGTTGACGTAGTCGTTTGCGACGACCCAAGAGGGCTGGACAGAGGGCGGGTAGAAGTTGTTGGAGGCGGCGAAATAGAGCTGGTATTCGACGCCCTTTTCCAGCGC